TGCGGCTGAGAGGTCATGTACGGGTTTTCAGACTTCGAGTCACACGAGTCCCGCCAGGCGCACGGGTAAAACCCCAGGTCGCTCCTCGAGGGAGCGTGATGTACACCACATTAGACATCGCACACCCAGAATTCGCGGGTATGTACAGGGTAGAGGCCCACCTCATGGGAGGGGGGACTACAGGGGGGTGGGGAGTGCGGCGTCTGAAGCGCCGCTTCCTGGGAGGCAGCGGCCTTTCACCCCCACACGGCCGCTGCCGACAGGGAGCGCCCCGCAGGGCGCTCGGGTAACTAAGAGAGGCCCGCGAATCGGCGCGGGCCGACTAGACATAGTACAGGGACCGCCTCAGAGCGGTCCCCTGGTAGAGGTCGAAGACCTCCTTCTCAGTCGGTCTTCTCCCCTGTCGGCAGCCGCCGCCCACAGGCGGCTGCCTCTACTAGGGAGGTACTCAAATTTCACCCTCAGATGCGAGGACGAGCTGGAGCTCGTCCGACCGGAGCAGTCGGCTCCCCGCCGACTGGGACGAGAACTACCGGCAGCCGGTGCTGGCAGCAGCCGGCCACCGGTGCCAGATTCGGGCTCGCGGTTGCCTCGGGAAGGCAACCGACGTGGACCACATCCGCAGAGGCGACGACCACAGTCGCTCCAACCTGCAGGCAGCGTGCAACCGCTGCCACGGCAAGAAGTCATCCGCAGAAGGCCACGCCCGCAAGCGGCAGTTACGAGCAATGAGGAGGCGACCTATCGAGCGCCATCCCGGCTCTCGGTAGCGGGCCAGGTGCCCGCTTTTCACCCAGGAGGTGTCAAGTGGGCGAAAGAGGCCCCATCGCCAAGCGATCGGATCAGCGCGTCCGACGCAACAAGACAGACAACCCGGTCACCAAGCTCCCCGTGCGGGGACCGGTGAAGCAACCGCAGATCGGTATCCCCGACGCACACCCGGTCGTCTCGCAGTTGTGGGACTCCCTGCGCCACTCGGCGCAGGCCCAGTACTACGAGCCGAGCGACTGGGCTTACGCCCGCATGGCGCTGCACTTCGCCAACCAGCTCCTCTGGTCGGAGAAGCCGAACGGACAGATTCTCGCGACCGTCAACTCGATGTTGAACGGTCTGCTCGTGTCCGAAGGCGACCGCCGCCGGGTGCAGCTCGAGATCGAGCGGAACCAGGCCGACGCCGTCGTAGTCGACGTGGCTGCGATGTTCGCACAGCAGTTGGGAGCTCAGCGCCCCGGCTGATCCCACAGACCTCCGGAGGGGGTCGAGCGCGTTTCCTCTCGGCGCAGCTCCCCTCTCCGGAGATTGACCCCCCACCTTGAAAGGATTCACATGGCCGAAATCGGCACCCCACTCGCCGTCGACACCCTCGTGTTGACGAAGGGTCGCGACTTCAAGTGGTCGTTCGAGAACCTCGACGCGACCGGCCAGCCGGTGAACTTCCCGGCCGGGGAGCTGTTCTTCGAGTTCGAGAACGGCACGCAATGGGACTTCGTCATCGACGGCGCTATCGCCACGATCAAGATCGAATCGGAGCAGGTCGCACTGATCGCCGCCCGCACGAAGTGGCAGCTCGTCTTCCTCCCTGAGGACGAGGAACTCGGCGGCGACCCCATCGCGCTCGGCCAAGTCCAGATTCAGGGCTGACCCATGCGGCTACGAGGATTCCCGACTGACGGTAAGCCAGCGGTCTCCTACGTCGGCTCGCCCACCGGTTCCGTCCTCGGATCGGCTCAGCAGCAGATCGGCACCATCCGCGTGTCGACTGCGCGGCCGAGGAGCCTGATCTCACTCCCCCTCGACGTTCCTCGCGGCGTCATCAGCCAGCACCCGACCACGGGTCGTCTGCTCGCGGTGCCCGGTCGACCGGGCCCGCAAGGACCACAGGGTCCCAAGGGCGACGGCCTACGCATCGACGGCCAGGTCACCACGTATGCAGAGCTTCCTGGTACGGCCTCGGACGGCGACGTGTGGCTCGCGGGCGGCAAGCTGTACCGCTTCGACGGATCAGCGTGGCCCGCTGAAGACGCCGGCACCCCTGTGCAGGGCCAGGAGGGACCGCGAGGACCGCAAGGTATCGCGGGCCCGCAGGGCCCCATCGGCCCGCAAGGGCCGCAGGGTCTCAAGGGTGATACCGGTCCGCGAGGCCCCGAAGGTCCGGAAGGACCGGAGGGCCCGCGTGGTCTGCAGGGTCAGCAAGGTATCCAGGGTCCGGTAGGAGCCAAGGGCGACATCGGTCTCCAAGGGCCTAAGGGTGACGTAGGTCCCCAGGGTGAGCAAGGCCCCCAAGGCATTCAGGGCCCGGTCGGCCCGAAGGGCGACAAGGGCGACAAGGGTGATCGCGGCGACACAGGCCCGCAGGGCCCGGTCGGCCCGCGAGGCTTCACTGGCGATACCGGCCAGACCGGTGATGAAGGCCCGGAAGGACCCGAAGGCCCCCAAGGACCGATAGGTCCGACAGGTCCGAAGGGTGACAAGGGTGACACCGGAGCCCAAGGACCTCAGGGCCTGCAGGGTCCGAAGGGTGACAAGGGCGATAAAGGCGACAAGGGTGACACGGGATCGCAAGGGCCGCAAGGCATTCAGGGTCCGCAAGGTAATCAGGGCCCGCAGGGCCCCTTCGGCTACCTGTCCTCGGACGCAACGGTTCTCGACTTCCGAAGGATGACGCAGGCCCAGTACAACGCGCTCGGAGCAGGAAGGCCAGCAACGACGTTCTACGTGATCGTGGGGTGACACATGCCAGTTCGCATCGGTGATGCCACTCCCTCGGGGTTCCGCTTCGGTGACCTAACGGCCACGAAGATTTACCTGGGCGACATTCTGGTCTTCCCCGCGTTCACGGTGGTCAGCCAGACGTTCTCCACGGTCGGCAACTGGACCTTCAACATCCCGGCCGAGTGCGGAGCCATCGACATCATCCTGCTCGGCGGTGGCGGTGGCGGGTCGTCCGGTAACGCGGGCCTCGGTAACGGCGGCGGCGGTAACGGTGGTGAGTGGCAGACGCTGACGCTCATTCGCGGGATCGACATCCCGTTCACCATCACGCAGATCACCGGGACGGTTGGTGACGGCGGTAACGGCGGCGCTGGCGGCTGGATTCCAATCAACGGCTCAGACGGCAACCCCACCACGGCCAGCATCCTCGGTGTCGGCTCGGTGTCGGCGCTCGGCGGCGACGGAGGCGTTTGGACCTCAGGCAGCCGTCCGGGAAAGGGTCCCGGCAACAGGGTCTGGAACGGCATCAACTACACGGGCGGCGCGAACACCGGCGATTCCGCTGCGAACGGTAACCCGCCTGGCGGCGGCGCTGGTGGCGGCAACTCGGGCTTCTTCGGCTTCCCGGCCGGTGGAGGCGGTAAAGGAGCGAGAGGACAAGCATGGATCAGGGCATACGTCTGATGACGCAGACGGCACCGTATCCGACCGAGCTCGAAGAGCTGGTCGACGGTGTCCGGTACCGGCCAGGCTGGTCGTTCCAACTGGTCGACGCCCCACGCAACGACGGGGTCAACGGCCTTGCGCTGGTGATCGTCGTGCAGACACTCGACGCATACGGCGAAGAGACACACCGACCGGTGTCGATCTACTTCCCGTTCATGGTGCCACCCGAAGTCCGCTCCCGAGACGGATGGAAACGCTGGCTCTACGACCGGATCGCGGACGCTGAGCGCCACGAGCGCGGGGAGTTCTTTGAGGTCGACGGCGAGAAGCCGTTCGCCCCACGCCACTACCCCGAAGCTGACGGCTACCTCAGGCTGCCTCCGACTTGACATCGCACACGTCACGAACGAAAGGACAACCCGTGACAGAAATCAAGACCCTAGTCGCGGTCTTCGCACTGAAGAAGGCCGTGAAGTTCCTGCGGGACAACCCGGATGTGATCCCCGGCGAGCTTGACGACGCCATCGTCAAGGTGCTCGCGGCCGCACTGGGCGTCTGATGGCACGCCGACTCTTCAGGGGTCGGGCATTCTCCGAGAACGGTTGGCCTTACGTCGACCAGGGCTCGTGTACGTGGGTAGAGGTCGTTCCCAAGGTCTGGCTCCAGTTCCAGAACGGCCCCTGCCTCACGGTCATGGCGGCGTTCGCTCGGGACTTCCACGCTCACGTCGAGCCGTTGCGCGACTACGACTCCGCGTGCTGGACCCAGGACAACACGGTCGACACCAGCAACCACCCCGGTGGCACCGGGATGGACCTGAACTGGAATGGCGCTGACCAGAAGACATTCCGCTACGGCATCTCGAAGGAACGCGCCTACCCCGGCGACAAAGCCCGCAAGCTCGATGAGCTGTTGGCGTTCTACGAGGACGTGATCTACTGCGGCGGCTACTGGGGCATCCGCGACTGGATGCACTTCCAGATGGGCTACGGCACATACGACTCGAAGGCCGACCGGCCCACCGAGAAGACGCTCGACTTCATCAGGCGCAAGATCAGGCCAGACGGGTTCTCGACGTTCGGGCGCGGTGGCAGCACTGCTCCCACTGTCGACGCGGCCTCGGTTCTGGCTCGGGCCACCGGCATCCCGCTGGACCGGGCACGACAGATTCTCCCCGCGCTGCGCGAGGGTCTGATCCTGGCCGAGTGCAACACGTTCCCCCGGATCGCGATGTTCCTGGCGCAGACGTGCTGGGAGTCCGATCAGTACCGGGCGACCGAGGAGTACGCCAACGGCCCCGCACACGAGGAACGCTGGATTTACAAGGGACGCACCTGGATTCAGCTTACCTGGCGCTCAGCCTACGAGGGCTTCGGCAAGTGGTGCCACGCCCGAGGGCTGGTCAGCGACCCGATGGTGTTCGTCAACAACCCGCGCTCGCTGGCTGATCTGAAGTGGGCGGGCCTCGGTGCTGCCTACTACTGGCTGACGACCCGTCGACCGACGCGGAAGTACCCGACGCTCAACGAGGCTTCGGATGCCCGCGACGTGTTGGTGGCGACACAGATCGTCAACGGCGGGACGAACCACCTCGCAGAACGCACTGCCATCTACAACCGCGCCATCGCCTTGGGCGATGAGCTGCTGCAACTGATAGGAGAGGAGGACTTCTTGTCCGCACTCAGCCACGCAGAGCAGCGCGAGCTTCTCGACCTGCTTCGTTGGGGATTCGCCCCCGAGTACGGCGAGTTCCGCAAGCTGTTCCAGAACGAAGACATGTACCGCGTCAGCAACGAGCGCAGGCGCACCTTCGCGGGTGTCGCGTTGGATGCCAGGACGTTCGGCTGGGAAGACCGCGTCGAGAAGAGCGCCGAGCGCGGCGAGATGTGGGCCATCGACCTGGTGGTCCGGGCCGCTCGCGGAACACTCGCCGGCGTCATCCGCGCTGACGGCACCCCTGACCCGTTCTTGGTCAACCACGCACGCCAAGTGCTGGCCGACATCGAGGTCATCAACCCCACCGCACTACAGAACTACCTGAAGGGGGCCAAATGAGCCCGAAGATAAGAGAATCGCTCTACTACGTCGGCACCATCATCCCGGCCCTCCTGGGCCTGGGCATGATCTGGGGCGGGATCGACGCTGGGGCAGCCGAATCCATCGGCAGCATCGTCACTGGTGCTCTGGCCCTGCTTGGCGCTGTCGCTCCCGCGACGGCGGCGGTCAAGGTCAACCAACAGCGCAAGGACGGCACCCTCGAGCCCATCGCGCCGGTCGAGCAGGTCGTGAACGGCGTGCAGGCGGTCATCGCCGCCCAGCAGGCCGCGCAGGCTGAGCTCGACAGGGTGAAGGACGCGGTGACCGGTGCCATCGGCATCGTCCCGAACATCGTCCCGCAGCTCGGTCCGCTCGCGCAGCAGGCAGTCGACGCCATCAACGGCTTCGCACCGCCCACGGCGTACAGCCAGGCAGCGCAGTACGTGGACCCGTACCGGGCTCCCTACGACCGATGACCCTGAAGCTGGGCTCCAGTGGCCTGATGGTCAGCGCCTGGACGGCGGTGATGCGCCTCCGATTCCCGAGCTACGCGCTCGGTGTCGACGGCCGACCGATCCGAATCGACGGCTACTTCGGCTACGACGAGGAGAAGGTCCAGAAGGAGTACCAGATACGGACAGGTCAGTACCCGAGCGGGCAGGTCTCACGAGAGGACCTGCACCGCCTCGGGCTGCTGCCCACGCTCCTGTCCATCCACGGCACCGGCCAGGCTGACCCGTTCGGGATCGGCTACCCCGCCGACATCGCTCGCCGGGTGCTGGACCTGTACTGGTGGCAGCCGGTTGGCAACTGGCCCGCGAAGGCCGTGCCGATGAACGGTTCGGTGGATGCTGGTGAGCGCGAGTGCGTTCGGTTGATCAGCAACCCGCTGATCGTTCCGGGCCCGACAGCGTTCGTGGACTACTCCCAAGGCAGTGTCATCGGTGGACGTGTCCGAAACCGTATGCGCCGCAAGGAACTCCGTGGTGAGCTCGTGGCAGCGGCCAGCTTCGGCAACCCGATGCGACTCCGAGGCCACTACGCCGGGAACGTCGATCCGGGCGGTGAAGGTATCGACCCGAGGCAGGAACTCGCGGCCGAGCCGTTCCGTATCGAGCTCGCGGCCAAGGGCGACCTGTACACCACCTGTCCTGGCGGGCAGTCCGGTGAGATGGAGCGTGCGATCTACCACGCGGTCTTCAGCCGGTTCATCGGTGAGGACAGCCTGATCGAGCAGGTCTGGGAGCTCGCCCGCAACCCGTGGGTCGAGGTTCCGGCTGCCGTCAAGGCCATCGTGCGCGGTGGCATGTTCGTCGTGAAGGGCACAGGCCCCCACGTCCGCTACCACATCGACCAGTGCCCTGGAACGGGCATGACCTACTACGAGTACGCAATCAAGCACCTTCGAGACACCGCTGAAGCTCGCCTTCGGCGCATCGTCGCGTCTGTGCCTTGACATCGCACGGAAGGGAGGGGGAGTGAGCCTCGCCAATCACAATCCGGTGCCGCTCCTCCCCCAACCTCCGCACAAGATCGGGCCGATCTGGCAGGTCCGGGAGGACGGCTCCTGGTATCTGCCTGAGAGAACCCTCGGCTGGGGGATTCTGAACTGGCTCGCCAAGTACGTCCGCTCTCCCGCAGGGGGTGGGCCGTTCCTGCCGACGCTGGAACAGGCCCGGTTCATCCTGTGGTGGTACGCCGTTGATGAACAGGGTAGGTACGCCTACCGCGAGGGTGTTCTTCGACGGATGAAGGGCTGGGGCAAGGACCCGCTCTGCGCGGCTATCGCCATCGCGGAACTCTGTGGCCCCGTTGCATTCTCACACTTCGATGAGAACGGCGACCCAGTCGGCATGACCCGCCACGCGGCGTGGATCACGATTGCCGCCGTCTCGCAAGACCAGACCAAGAACACGTTCTCGCTGTTCCCGGTGATGATCACCAAGGAGCTCAAGGCCGACTACGGCCTGGACGTGAACAAGTTCGTCATCTACTCGGAGGTCGGTGGCCGGATCGAGGCCGCGACTTCGTCGCCCGCGTCGATGGAGGGTAACCGCCCGACGCTGGTGATCGAGAACGAAACCCAGTGGTGGGGCGTCGGTCCGGACGGCAACGTCAACGACGGCGTCGACATGGACGATGTCATCGAGGGCAACGTCGCCAAGATTCCGGGCTCTCGCAAGCTCGCGATCTGCAACGCCCACATCCCCGGCAACGACACCGTGGCCGAGAAGGCATACGACCACTGGCAGGACGTACAGACCGGTAAAGCGGTCGACACAGGGCTCCTGTACGACGCGCTGGAAGCGCCGGCAGACACCCCGGTCTCGGAGATTCCCTCCGAGAAGGAGGACCCCGAGGGGTACGAAGCCGGGATCGCGAAGCTGATGGACGGCCTGCAGGTCGCTCGCGGCGACTCGTACTGGCTGCCGTTGGAGGAGATTCTCGGGTCGGTCCTGAACACCCGGAACCCGGTGTCGGAGTCCCGGCGCAAGTTCCTGAATCAGGTGAACGCCCACGAGGATTCGTGGATCGCTCCGACCGAGTGGGACCGCCTGGCGCTGACCGACAAGGTGTTCCAGCTCAAGAAGAACGACCGGGTCACCCTCGGCTTCGACGGGTCGAAGTCCAACGACTGGAGCGCCTTGGTGGCGTGCCGGGTCGAGGACGGGATGCTGTTCGTCCTCAAGACGTGGAACCCCGAGGACTACCCATACGACGAGGTTCCCCGCGAGGACGTGGACGCCTACGTCCGGTCGGCATTCCAGCGGTTCGACGTGGTCGGCTTCCGGGCCGACGTGAAGGAGTTCGAGGCATACGTCGACCAGTGGGGTCGGGACTTCAAGCGGAAGATCAAGGTCAACGCCACCCCCGGCAACCCCATCGCATTCGACATGCGCGGCCAGACAAAGCGATTCGCTCTCGACTGTGAGCGGTTCCTGGACGCGGTCCTCGAGCGAGAACTGTTTCATGACGGCAATCCCGTTCTGCGACAACACATCCTGAACGCCCGTCGACATCCGACTACATACGACGCGATTTCCATCCGCAAGGAGAGCAAGGACAGCAGCAAGAAGATCGACGCTGCCGTCTGTGCCGTCCTCGCGTATGGCGCGAGACAGGACTACTTGATGAGCAAGAAGAGCCGTACCGGCCGTGCGGTGGTGATCCGATGACGGCCCCCGCAGGCGAGCAGCAGAACGTCAACCCCGAGGAACGGCTTGAGCCGCTGCTGAACGCATTCGAGGAGAAGATTCGGCCTCTCGCGGACAACACCGCCTACTACGAGTCGGAACGCCGTCCGGACGCCATCGGCATCGCTGTGCCGCCCGAGATGCGGAAGCTGCTGGCGCACGTCGGCTACCCCCGGCTGTACGTCAACTCGATTGCGGACCGTCTGGAGCTGGAGGGCTTCCGGATCGCTGGCGAGACCGACGCCGACGAAGAGCTCTGGGACTGGTGGTCGGCCAACGACCTCGACGTGGAGTCGACGCTGGGCCATGTGGACGCACTCGTCCACGGCCGGTCGTTCGTGACCATCTCAGCACCTGACCCGTCTATCGACCTCGGCGTGGACCCCACGGTCCCGATGATCCGAGTCGAGCCGCCGACGAACCTGCACGCGGTCATCGACCCGCGTACTCGCCAGGTGAAGGAAGCGATCCGGGCGATCTACGACGAAGAGGGCAACGAAATCGTCGGTGCGACGATCTACCTGCCCAACGCCACGGCCTACTTCGACAAGGTCGAGGGTGAGTGGACCCAGGGCCGTCCCACCGTGAACCACGGACTGGAGATGGTCCCGGTCGTGCCGCTTCCGAACCGGAACCGCTTGTCGGACCTGTACGGGACATCGGAGATCACACCGGAGCTGCGGTCGGTCACCGACGCAGCGGCCCGGACGCTGATGCTGATGCAGTCGACGGCAGAGCTCATGGGCGTGCCGCTCCGACTCCTGTTCGGTATCAAGCGATCCGAGATCGGCCTGCCGGATGACCCGGACGAGCCGGTATCGCCGCGCCAGGCGTTCGAGGCGTACTACGCCCGCATCCTCGGCTTCGAGGACGAGATGGGCAAGGCGTACCAGTTCGACGCCGCAGAGCTCCGCAACTTCGTGGATGCCCTTGACGCGCTGGACAAGAAGGCAGCCGCCTACACCGGCCTGCCTCCGTCCTACCTGTCGTTCAGCTCGGACAACCCGGCCTCGGCTGAGGCCATCCGGTCGTCTGAGTCCCGACTGGTGATGAACTGCGAGCGCAAGGCACGCATCTTCGGCGGGGCCTGGGAGCAGGTCATGCGAGTCGCCTGGAAGGTCATGAAGGGCGGGGAGGTTCCCCCGCAGATGTACCGGCTGGAAGCACTCTGGGCTGACCCGAGCACTCCGACGTATGCCGCCAAGGCCGACGCCGCGTCCAAGCTCTACAACCAGGGCATGGGCCTGATTCCGAAGGAACAGGGCCGGATCGACATGGGCTACTCCGTGGAGACCCGACGCCAGATGCGGGAGTGGGACAAGGAAGAGAACCCGGTGGGTCAGCTCGCCGGCCTCTACGCCCCGCGTACCGGCGACACTCCCCCGAGCGGCGATCAGCCGAGTGGGGCTCCTGCCAAGGAGGTCACTGAGGAGTGAACGCTGAAGAGTACGCCGCCAGGCAGGCGGTCGTCTCGGCAGCGGTCGCGAACTACATCCTCCAACTAGGGAAGCTGTTCCAAGCGCCCAGATTGTCGCTGAGGGACTGGCTTTCGTTCCTGGAGGTTTTGTACCCGGAGGTCTACCAGAAGCGTCTGGAGGCCGCTGAGCTCGCTCGGCAGTTCCACGACAGCGAGCGCCGCCGACACGGTCGGGCGTTCCAACCGCGCTTCCTGGTCGAGTACGACTTCAAGGAGTTCGTGCTGGACATGGAACCGGCCAGGGAGCTGATGCAAAGGGAGATGGCTCCCCCGTCCGCTCTGGGCGATGTCGCGCTGCGGGCGGTCCGCAGTGTCGAGAACGCCGGTCGGAAGCAGATCATCCGGGCAGTCGAAGACGACTCGGAGACCGGAACGGTCAAGGGCTGGGCCCGAGTAGCGACCGGTCGAGAGACCTGCGCCTGGTGTCTGATGCTGATCTCGCGGGGCCCCGTGTATTCCTCTGCGGAGAACGCGGGTTTGGACCTCGATGACGAGTCAGCAGCACAACTGTTCCGCGACAGCGGCGGTGACCTCAAGAAGCTCGCCGCCTACGTCGATGAGAACGAGCTGATGAAGGAGTGGCACACCGGCTGCGACTGCAAGGTGGTGCCGGTCTACAACAGGGCCAGTTGGCCCGGACGGGACGCCTACAAGCGTGCCGAGAAGTGGTGGATCGAAGCCACGAAGGAGGCCCGTCGCCTCATCGACTCGGGAGAGGCGAGGAGCGACAACCTCAACAAGGAAGCGCAGAACGCGCTTCGCCGTCGTCTCGAACGAGGCGACCTTTCCATGACGAGATTCGCCCTCGCGGCGTAACTCAACACCACGACCCCCTGGTGGGGTCCAACCATGCCCAGGAGGCAAACAGTATGGCTGACAACGACACTCAGACCCCCGACACCACGACGGGCGACAACGAAGGCACCGACGCGGGTCAGGCACCCGGCGCTCCGGAGACCTTCAGCCGGGAGTACGTCGAGGAACTGAGGCGTGAGAACGCCAAGGCACGCACCTCGAAGAACCAAGCGGTCGAAGACGCCAAGGCAGAAGTCCGCAAGGAGTACGAGGCCAAGCTGGCTGAGAAGGACACGGCATACACCGAGCTGCAGAACCAGCTCGGGCAGGCGTGGATTGAGCTCGAAAAGGTCTACACGGCCGTCGATGCCAAGGTCCCATCCGACCGCGTCCGCGCTTTCGCCGAGATTCTCAAGGGCGAAGACCCCGATGCCATCAAGGCGTCGGCTGAGTCAGCCAAGCAACTGTTCGGCGGCATGACGGGCACCGTCCCGGCCGTCGATCCCACCCAGGGCTCTGGTGGTGGCAAGCACACGCCGCTCAACGGAGACCCGATCCTCGACGCCATCAAGAAGGCCGTCGGGGCGTAATCCCCACTACGACAAGGAAGTAACCAATCATGGCAGCAGGAACCACGTTCCCGGTCAACCACGCGCAGATCGCGCAGACCGGCGACTCCATGTTCAAGGGCTACCTGGAGCCCGAGCAGGCCCAGGACTACTTCGCGGAAGCGGAGAAGACCTCCATCGTCCAGCGTGTCGCTCGGAAGATTCCGATGGGATCGACCGGCGTGAAGATTCCGCACTGGACCGGCGACGTTGCCGCCGCGTGGGTGGGCGAAGGCGACATGAAGCCCATCACCAAGGGCGACATGAGCGTTCAGCAGGTCGAGCCGCACAAGATCGCCACGATCTTCATCGCCTCGGCTGAAACCGTTCGTGCGAACCCGGCCAACTACCTGGGCACCATGCGGGTCAAGGTCGGCACCGCCATCGCGATGGCCTTCGACGAGGCCGCTCTGCACGGCACCGACAGCCCGTTCGACCAGTTCGTGGATCAGACCACGAAGGCCGTCGACATCACCCCGGCCGCGCCGGCCACCACCTACGACGCCATCGGCGTCAACGCGCTGTCGCTGCTCGTCAACGACGGCAAGAAGTGGCAGGCGACCCTGCTCGATGACATCGCTGAGCCCGTGCTCAACGGTGCCAAGGACGCGAACGGCCGTCCGCTGTTCGTGGAGAGCACCTACGAGGGTCTGACCACGCCGTACCGCGAGGGCCGCATCCTGGGCCGTACCACGATCCTGAGCGACCACGTCGCCAACGGCACCACGGTCGGCTACCAGGGCGACTTCACCCAGATCGTCTGGGGCCAGGTCGGCGGTCTGTCCTTCGACGTGACGGACCAGGCCACGCTGAACCTGGGCACTCCCGAAGAGCCCAAGTTCGTGTCGCTGTGGCAGCACAACCTCGTCGCAGTCCGTGTGGAGGCCGAGTTCGGTCTGCTCATCAACGACGTGGAAGCGTTCGTCAAGCTCACCAACGCCTGAGCCTGACTTGACATCGCACGGCGGGGGGCCCTTCGGGGCCCCCTGCCAAGCGGAAAGGGCTGCATGAAGATTCGCAACAAGGCCAACGGCGGCGTAGCCGAGGTCACTGAGGACTACGGCACCGCCCTGATCGCGGGCGGGGGCTGGGAAGTCGCTGACGCCCCGAAGCGTCAGAGGGCCAAGAAGTCCACCCCGAAACCGGCTGAGACACCGGCCGACGACACCCCTGAGACCACTGAGGTACCTGACACCGAGGAGTAAGAGACATGGCGATTGCGACTGCACAAGACGTTGAGAATCGCTGGGTCCGTGAGCTCTCCGAGGAGGAGACCACCCTCGTCAACACGCGGCTGAACGACGCGGAGCGGATGCTCAAGCGTCGGATCAGAAACCTGGACTCGGTTGACCCCGAGGACGTGAAGCAGGTTGAGGCCGACATGGTCCTGAGGCTCCTCCGCAACCCGGAGGGCTACACCCAGGAGACGGACGGCAACTACACGTACATGCTGAGCCAGGCGCTCGCATCCGGAAAGTTGGAGGTGCTTCCTGAAGAGTGGGAGGCGCTGGGCATCCGGCGTAGTGGAATGTTCGTCCTCACACCGACATTCGAGATGCCGACATGAGCGCCGACCCGAGCGACCGGCACCCGCCGATCCCGTACCCGATTGACTTCGGTCTCGCGGTACGTCCGGAACACGTTGACGTGTCGAAGTGTGACCACGAGTTCGGTGTGTGCTTCTGCGTGCATGACTGGCGCATCCACTGGGGCAACCTGGATCGGAGCGGCCTATGAGCCTGCTCGACCACGCCCCCGACGATGTCATCGTCTACCCGCAGATCGTCACGGTGGACGACGACGGCAACACGATCACCAAGCCGTCCGAGACCGGCATCCCCACGAAGGCGCGGCTGCAGGTCCTTGGACAGTCCGGTACATCGTCCCGTCGCCAGGAGCAGGACAACGAGGGATTCGAGTCGGAGCGTGTGTACACGATCCGGTTCACCCGGAAGTTCGATAAGGAGTTCGGCATCCTCGGGATGCAGTCCGAGGTCGAGTGGATGGGTGTTCGCTGGTCTCTCTTCGGAGAACCGGCGTACTACACCAACTCCCGTCGTACCCGTCACATCACCTACACGGTGAAGAGGTTCTGACGTGGCGAAGTTGATCCCCCGTCGCAGGCTCAACCACATCGTCGCCCATCTCGCGGAGACGAAGGCCGCGATCCGTCGAGAAGCACGCGAGGTCGAGGGCAGGGCCCGACGCAACCTCGCTCAGGCTCGAGCGTCCACGACGCACTCGAAGATCGTCGGCCCCGGCCACCTGACCAAGATCGGTTCTCTCGCAGACGATCCCGACGTTCTGGTCTACATGGAAGCGCCGAACCCGATGGCAATCGAGTACGGCCACGGTCCTTCGGGTTACTTCGATCCGGCCAAGTACGGCGCGGTCACGAAGGCCCCGGCAGGGCTCTACATCCTCAACAGTGCAGCCGGAATCGCCGGCTCGATGGTCACACCGTCGATGGGTAGGAGGGGCGTGAAGTGACGTTCCCCCGTATCCAATCGGTGGTGATCCCGCTGTTGCGGGAAGAACTGGTACCGGACAAGGCCAAGAAGGTCGGCTCGTGGATCGAGAACATCGACTACCGCGAGTTCCCTCTGGTGAACGTCCGTCGCATCGGCGGCGGTCGTCACCCGGAGCGTCCGACCCAATTCGCAACGCCGGTCATCGAATTGACCGTCTACCACACCAAGGGGCTCATCGAGTGTGAGCAGCTCTACGAGGACTGCCTCGACGTGCTGTATGACGCCGTGAAGACCCAGAAGCAGACGCCCAAGGGCTACCTGCACTCAATCAGAGAAACGATGGGCGCTACGCAGTTCAGCTCGCCATTCATGGACTCCTGGAGGGTCCAGGGACTGATCGCATTGGGCCTCCGACCCCCTCGCAACTAAGGAGTAATGCCACATGGCACTTAACGACGACGCGGTGTTGACCGCTGCAGTCGGTTACGTCTACACGGGCCCCGTGGGTACCGAAGCGCCTGCCGCTGCGGACCTGGACGACCTGAACCTGCTCGACACGGCCTCTTGGGGCACCGGCCTGACGGCCTGGCTGCCCACCGGTCACACCAGCCGGGGCGACATGCCCGAGTTCGGCTTTGAAGGTGGCGACTCGGAGATCAAGGGCACCTGGCAGAAGAAGAAGCTGGCCGAGGTCACCACAGAGGACCCGGTCGACTATCTGACGCTGTTCCTGCAGCAGTTCGATGAGGGCTCGCTCACGCTGTACTACGGCGAGAACGCCTCGACTGTGGCTGGCGAGTTCGCCGTCGCATCCGGCTCCAAGGCCGTCGAACGGGCCGTCCTGGTCATCATCGAGGACGGCGACGTGCGTATCGGCTTCCACGCTTTCAAGTCGAGCGTGAAGCGCGACGACGCGATCCAGCTCCCGGTGGACGACTTCGCGTCCCTGCCGGTTCGGGCGACCTTCCTGGACTACCAGGACAAGCCCCTGTTCAAGTGGCTCAACGAGGACCTGTTCCCGAACGTCTGAGTCTGACTTGACATCGCTCAGCGATGTCCGGGGGGAGGGGTTTACCTTGGCGGGCCTGCCCCTCCCCTCGTCACTCTCTTCACCCTGGCCCGCCTAACCAACGAAAGGTCCGCTATGTCAAACGTATTCACCCTCGACAGCCTCCGTGAGGAAGCCGACAAGCAGTTCGCTCCGTTCAAGGTGCAGCTCAGCGACGGCACCCACGTCGTGCTCCGCAACTTGCTCCGGTTGAACAAGAACGACCGCAAGACGGTGCTGAGCAGCATCGAGGGACTCAAGACCGATCAGGAGTCGGACGAGGGCCAGACCCTCGAAGACCTCGACGCGATGGTCGACACCGTCTCGAAGATTCTGGAGCTGGCGGCGGGTAAGGATGCCCGCAAGCTGCTCAGGGAGCTCGACGGCGACCTCGGTCTGCTGATGGGCGTGCTGGAGGGATGGCTGGAGGCCACCTCACCGGGGGAAGCGCAGAACTCGCCGGCCTGATCGACAGGTACGGCGAGCATCTCGTCCCAGACCTCAAGCACTACTACGGGATTGACCTCCGGGACTTGTTCTCGGAGGTCAACCCGCTCAGCCCCCAGTACGTCCTGATCCACGTCAAGCATCTCCCGATTGAGTCTGCGTTCGTTGCAGCGATCCGTGGCGGGCAGCAGTTCCGTGGATGGAACGCCGACCGTTACGCATTCGCCGCGATCATCAACAGCATCCGTGCGGGCAACTACATGTTCGTCATGGCGAACTCCGACCCGAAGAAGGGCAAGCCGCCCGTTCCGGAGCAGTGGCCGGTTCCCGAAGAGAACAAGGCTGCGAAGAAGTACGCACCCAACTCGTTCGCCGGAATCGTTGCGGCGCAGGTCATTGCGGCCAGGAAGAGAAAGCAGCAGAAGAAGGAGGCTGAATGGCAGGCGCAGGAGGCACAGAGGTCGGCCGGATTTCTATCCGGGTCGTCCCTGACCTCGACGGATTCTACCGAGAGCTAAAGTCCAAGCTCGAAGGGATCGAGAAGACCCTTAAGGCGAAGATCAAGTGCGAGCCCGACCTGAAGGGCTTCCGTGAGGAAGTCGCCTCCAAGACAAAGGGTCTCAAGGCCAAGGTCAAGGTCGACGGGGACACCAATGACCTCAAGAGGGCTATCGACGCGGTAAACGCGAAGGGGCTCAGGAAGTTCAAGCTGGAGCTCGATCCGGAGTTCGACTACCGGCTCCGACAGCGCCTGGCGAAGATCAAGCCGAAGGTCGACGTAGATGTCGACTTCAAGAGGGGTGCGCTCGACCGGCTGAGCAGAGCGATGGACAAGATTCAGCCTCCGTCGTTCGGCTCGGGCATCAACCCGGCAGGTTGGGCGGTCATCCTCGCGGGGGTCGCGGCGGTCACGCCGCTGATCTCCGGTCTGCTGGGTGCGGTCACCACGGCCATCGTGTCGCTGCCTGGACTCATCACGGCAGTCCTTGTGCCCATCGGCGCTCTGGCGCTGGGCATGGACGGCCTGAAGGCCGCAGCGGAGACGATCAAGGGTCCGTTCGAGGACCTAAAGGCGACGATGTCGTCTGCCGTCGAGGAGCAGTTCACTCCGGTCTTCCAGAAGCTCAAGGAGCTGTTCCCGTCGCTGGAGTCGACCCTGCCAGGCGTCACTGACGGCCTGAGGGCGATGGCGCAGTCCTTCGCGGACTCCATCACCAGCACCGAGAACCTCCCGAAGGTCGAGGGGATCATCAAGGACATCGGGGATGCGCTTCGGCAGGCAGCCCCCGGCATTGGCGACTTCACCAGTGGCCTCCTCGATTTGGTCAAGGGATTCACCGGCAAGCTCCCCGACGTAGCGGACTGGTTCAACGAGACCGGTAAGTCGTTCAAGGACTGGGCAAAGGACTTCACCGAGGAAGGTCCGGACGGCACGTCGAAGTTCAGCCGTGCGCTGGATGGCCTTGGCTGGACGCTGAAGGAACTCGGCGGTGGCCTGGTCGACATCGGTGGCAAGGCGTTGGACTTCTTCTCCGACCCGGAGAAGATCAGGTCGTTCAAGACGGAGCTCGACGGACTCGTCGCCACCATCTCGACGCTGGTCGACTTGTCCAACAAGCTCGCCACGAACATGTCCAAGATTCCCGGCTTCCGGGACGGCGAAGCGAACGGTCCGATGGACTTCGCTCCGATCCAGCTTCAGCTCATCAAGGAGCAGTTCGACAAGATCGACTGGTCTGGCATCTGGGCTGGCCTGAAGTCCACTGCCGCAGGCGCGTTCGCGGAAGTGGCGATGTTCGCAGGGAACACGGCCGTCACCATCGGCTCGAAGTTCCGGGGCATCTGGGACGGCATTCAGACGAATGCCGCATCGGCGTGGAACGGTGTCGTCTCCATCGTCGGCGGCGTCATCGGGAACATCCTCGCCATCGCCGCCCAGCTTCCCGGTCAGATCAGCTCGGTGTGGGGGTCCATCCCCGGCATCGCGGCTGGCATCTGGAACACGGTCGTGTCGACGGCAGCTCCGATCATCACCCAGATTCTGACGACGTTCCTCAACGTCGGCATGGGCATCGTCAACGAGGTCTCCTCGTGGCCAGGCAAGATCGTTGGGGCCCTTAGCGGTTTGGCCTCGACGCTGGCATCGGTCGGCTCCCAGGCGGCGCAGGCGCTCGTGAGCGCCCTTGCGGCCGGTATCCGTGCGGGCATGGGTCCCATCGGCCAGGCGGTCGGCGCTCTGATGAGCGCGGCTCGTGCCATGATCCCGAACTCCCCCGCCAAGGAGGGTCCGTTCTCGGGCTCTGGCTGGCGTGCGGTCGAGGGCTTCGGTGATGCGCTGGGTGACGCTCTGGCAAGCGGCATTCCGGACCAGGAGGACAAGATCGTCTCCAAGGTCCGGGCCATCATGCAGGCCATCAAGGACGTGTTCGGTGACGCTTCCAAGCTGAACCTGAACTTCAACTTCGGCTCTCTGGAGTCCGGACTGAGCTCCGTCGCGAGCGCAGCGTCGGATACCAGTAAGGCCCTTGGCAACACGGTCAGCGGCGCTATGCCGAACAAGCTGTCCGACGAGACCAAGCAGCAGAAGGACCTGCTGGAGCTGAAGAAGGACGAGCTCGAAGTCGAGCGTCAAAAGCTGATGAACCAGAAGAACGGCCTCGACCCGAAGGACAAGGCCGGCAGGGCAGCTCTCCAGCAGCAGATCGACCAGATCGCGCTGCAGAAGAAGCAGCTCGAGTTGGACAAGCAGCAGCTCGACTACGCCGGGAAGTACACCGACCAGGTCGAGGAAACCGACTCGGTCATGGGCGACATGTCCAAGAAGATCTACGACAGCGTAAAGGGATTCGCGACAGCGAATGCCAACCAGTTCATGAACGACTTGGGCATCTCGGGACAGGGTGCGCTTCCGCAGCTCTTGGAGCAAGGCATCGCGTTGGGCGAGCACTTCATCTTCAACGTCAGCTCGATGGACGAGGCCATCACCGGCCAGCAGACCATCCAGAACAAGAAGGCGTTGCAATTCGACAGGAGGTAATCCGTGGACACCCTCGTAGAGCTTGAGGGAGTCAACGGCGAATGGTTCACCCTCGCGGGCCCCGGTGAAGGGGACCGTGGGGTGTACCTGGGTACCGACGTGAAGGGTCTGTACGACCCTCCCGTCAAGGTGGTCTACGAGGAGCCGGGGAACTACCCCGGCGCTCGTTATCTGAACCACCGGATTCTTCGCCGTGACATCACATTCGGTGTCGAGATTCTCAACGACGCCAAGATCGGACCTAACTCCTGGCTGAGCCGGGAGTCGGAGTGGCGCAAGGCGTGGGCGTTCGACCGCGACTGCAAGCTCTACATCACCACGCCGGATTCCGGCACCCGCTACCTCAAGGTGCGACTCGGTGAGTCGCCCGAGGTGTCGTGGTTCACCGACCCGCGTGGCAACAGGATCAACCGCACCGTCATGGTCGTCATCGCAGGCGACCCGTTCTGGTACCAGGACGATGTCGTGTACTCGGCTGTGACGCAGACGGATACGACGTTCGACCCGAATCCGCTCCCGTGGCCGTGGCCGCAGGACGCACTGCCGACTGAGACGCTGAGCATCACGGTGGACCCGTCAGACGGCAAGGGGGGGTTGAACCCGACCGACCAGTACGCCTGGGGGAAGTGGATTCTCCCCGGCTCGACTCAGGTCCCCGCAGAGCCGTACATCCCCGGCATCCCGTGGCTGGGGGCTCCCAAGAGCCCTGCCGTCATCTGGACGGTCCCGGACTACTCGTTCGAGGACGAGACGCTGCGTAACCGCCGCGTCCGGATGCCCGGTCTGATCGGCGGTCTCCGGACCGCTGAGGTTCAGGTCGTCAGCATCGTCGGAAGCCCGACGAGCGGCACGTTCCAGCTCCGTAAGCCTGGAGGTCCCTTGACATCGTCCATCGCAAGGAACGCGAACGCGGCGACGATGAAGACCCGACTGGAAGCGATCCTCGGGGCCGGCAATGTCCGGGTCGACGGTGGTCCGACTCTGCTGAGCCCTCGGGCTCCGTGGCGGGTGTCGTACATCGGTGCCCTGGCAGGCCAGCCGCAGCCTCTGCTTGAGGCTGTGAGCGCCTTGAACAACGACGCATGGGTTCAGGTCACCCGGTCGACGGAAGGCGTTACAGCGCCCGCTGAGAACGCTCTGATCGACACGGACCCAAGGGAAGAGCAAGTCATCTCGGAGAACGGCTCGCAGTTGTGGGCCCGGATGAACGGCGTCCGATTCCGGCACCCGATCCCGCCGTGGACTAAGTCCGCGACGTTCGAGCTGACGGTCTCCGGAGCGGTTCCCGGCCAGATGGCCGTACTCCGCATCCCACGAGCGTGGACGAGGCCCTGGGGGTTGGAATGAGCTTGGCGAGCACCATCACATCGCTGGAAGACGCTGAGCGCCTCTGGAATACCGCGATGGCCCGCAGGGCCCTCCGGGAGCAGGAGCGCCTCAAGCCGGTCCTGACGCGGCTCTGGGACGGCGACATGACCCTTCGCGGGGTCGTCGCCGGGGAGCGTGGTGGTGACTTCGAGTTCATCGAGAACGACACCGGCACAGCGTCATTGCAGCTCTCGCTCGACCACCACATGGCGAAGTGGGTCATGAACTTCCGTGGCCGCGCCAAGCGGAACGTCATCGTGACGTTCGACAAGCAGGGTGCCAGGTGGTCCGGGTTCATGGATCACTACCGGGTGGTCCGTGAGGAGAACGGGGATGTCTACCTCGACATCGTGTTCAAGCACGACTACGAGCAGGCCAAGCACATCCTTTGCTGGTGTAACCCGTTCCTTAGGCCAGAACTGCAGTTCCCGAAGCTGTGGATCGTGTTCGGACCGGCGAAGTGGTGTTTGCTGCTGACCCTGTTCGTCAACATCCTCCGGCTCGAAACGAGTCTCTGGACGCTTCCGGACAACCCGCTCGATCCCACCGAGTGGATGCCGCTGAGCTTCAACATCAGCAACTGGAGGAACATCGTCAAGCCGTTCCCGCTCATCGGGGACAACTCCAACCTGACGATTGTCTTCTCCCGCTTCCAGTCGTTCCACGACGTGGCGAAGAAGGCGCTGGCTGATGCTCAGCTCACGGTCGTGTGTCGTCGCTACCTCAAGGGCGAGGACCCGCACCCGTTCGAGGACCTGCGTGGCGAGCTCAACATCGGTCCGCTCGAGGACCTGTTGTCGCTCATCCCGATCCGGCACGGCTGCCTGGTCTGGGACATCGTGGACAACTCGGGCTGGGGCAGCGAGACCGCCTTCGGCGGTTCGTTCCTGACGGGCTTCATCCGGGCGATGGTCAACATCGCCTCGGACGGCATGACCGAGGGTGTGGACATCTTCACGGGAGACCCGACGTTCCCTGGCGAGTACTACACGCCGGGGTTCCTGGGGACCTCTCCGCAGGCTCCGTGGATCGTGTTCGAGGAAGGCCCGTACACCGGCATCAAGAGCTCGGAGTTCAAGTACTTCGAGGCGACCGACACCAGCTTCGTGGCTGGTGGAGAGTCGATGCCTGGCGTGAACGAGGCTCTGTCGGCCGCCGTGAACATGGGTGGCGACTTCTTGACATCGCTCATCAACTCGGCGCTGGCCTCGTTGGGCGCTGTCGGTGGTGCCATCGACCTCCCGCCGCTGGGCGGCATGATGGACGCAGTAGCGAAGCCGTTGTACGAGAACGTCTTCCTCGCGTTCCAGGAGTACCCGACGCTTCGTGCGGTCGGCACTCCCCTGCCGATCCCGCTGCTGGAAGGCAGCACCACGGGTCTGGGCGACTTCCACCTCTACGAGGGGTGGGTCGACCAAGCCACCAAGGCGTTCACCCTGTCGGCGTTCCTGGCCACCAGGGCGAAGATTTTCGCAACCCGTGCTCACACGGCCCACACCATCCGGGTGTCCGACGCGGCTCCGTACTACGTCGGTGAGAAGGGCTACGGGCACTTCTGGCTCGGATCACGAGTCGGGACAACGGTGCTCGGCTTCCCGATCCCGGACACCGTGTTCGTGGAGCGGGTCTCGAAGATCAACTACGCCTGGGGCAAGGACGGCCCGAGGGGTTGGGAGCTGGAGATCGGCTACCGCGACCCGCAGGACCCGGTCCTGAAGCTGTTCGAGCTGATCCAGTACTTCAACGGTGCGATGGGTCAGCTAGGCATTCTGTAATCGAAAACGAAAGGCACGCCACATGATTCCCCCGCAGGAAGAAGTCGACTGGAACAAGCCCGAGCAGCACTTTGCCTGGGCCCTGAGGAACATGCCCACCTTCGCCGGAACCGGCGCGGTGACGCATCCCGGCTTCTTGACAACGTGGTCAAAGCACCTGTGGGAGTGTGGCTTCGCCCACCGAGACTACTTGGAGCGGCTTGCTGATGAGGACGGAAACATCCATGTCAGCAAGCTGCCCAAGCAGCTCATCCGGTGGCAGCCCCCGTTCCGGGGCCCCCGGAGCAACTACAACAACGCGGCGCGTTGGGTGTCGAAGGACACGCCTGCACCGGAGCCGGTGAGGCTTCCGGATGTGTCGAAGCTGACGCAGCAGGAGCAGGAGTTCATGATCGGCCAGTTCCGTGAGCTCGGCCTGATCCAGGACTACATCCCCCAACCTGATGTCGCCCAAGAGTTCAACGACTAGGAACTGCAATGACATTCCGTTACGTGCCCGCATACGGGCTACGGGTGATTCAGCTTGCGGTGTTGTTCGAGGCCATCGTGCGTGGCCTCATGTACCTGTTCATGCCGGCCGGGTCGTCGGCGTCCCTGACGCAGCTTGAGAACAGTGCTCCGCTGACTGTGTGGGGCGCGGTGTTCATCACCGCCGCCGTCTTCGGCCTGTTCGGAGAGACGCTGATGTCGGGCACCGAGTCCTACATGGGCAGCAGCAGCCACAACAACCCGAGAGCGTGGCCGTCGTTCATCGCCCACGCATCGCTGATGATCCTCTACGTCGCTCTGGCGTTCGGGTACGGCACTGCGCTGTACCAAGCGGACGCAGCGCATTTCGCCATCATCCCCTACGACCTACTGCTGATCGCGTACCTGCATTGGCTGTTCGCCCGGAGGCGCAAGTCCCATGTCAGTTGAACTTTTCCAGCACCTGCCTCAGAACTGGGTGGGCCTGTTCGCCGTCATCATGTTCGTCGTCTACATCGCGGCGCAGGTCGTGGAGAAGTTCGAGAAGATCGCCAAGTTTCTCCCCGGAGGCACCTGGTGGCACGAGAAGCAGAAGAACAAGCGCAACCGGCGCTCTGAGTGGGTGACCGAGGACAACGAGGTCATTCAGGCTCTGCAGAACCAGGTTTCGTCCATCGCAGGTCAACTGGCGACCGTCCAAGAGACGGTCCGGGTGTTCTCCGCGTGGTCGGTCTACGACGCACGCTGGCACCACAAGACATCTGTCGTGAACGCCAACGGGACGTGCCTGCTGCCGGATCACCTGGACTACTTCGCATTTGAGCGGCTCTGGCGTGTCGACCCGATGGAAGCGTCGAAGCTGCCCGCATAGGAGGGAAATGACTACACCGCATCAGCCGCCGCCAGGCGGTGAGCTCGCCAAGTGGCTGGGCTCCGGAGCATTCGTGGTCGGCGGTGGGGACGCGAACTGGGGGCAGGACTGGGACGAGATGGCCGTGAGGTCGCTGTTCGAGGTCCCGTTCTTCAACATGCTCAACGCAATCGACGTGCTCCAAGAGCAACTGCTGAAACTGCCCGTCGATGCACTGAAGATGTTCATGCCGTTGATCCCCGGTGCCAACCCGGACGACTTCAACGACGTAGCGACTGCGGTCGGCAAGATCATCAGCGCCCTGACGGACGCCCCGGCCGCGCTCATGCGCGGGGAGTTCATGCAGTGGATAGGCGGCACGTTCAACACGCTGTCGACCGAGGTCCGTCAGATTCTGGAGATTCTGGCCGGAATGATCGTCACCCCGATCAACGGAGCCGTCCAGGCCGTCAAGGACTGGTGGAACTCCATCATGGGCAAGACCTCGAAGCTGGGCAGCAACGGCAAGCTCGCGGCCGACCAGTTGGAGGGCACGGTGCCGACGACTCAGGTCGGCGGCTTCGGTGGCACCAACAACCTCGCAGACGGTCTGGGCACGCTGGTCGACAACACCGTGAAGGCCGCAGGCAACATCCTGGGATCGGGCTTCGGTCTCCAGGACCTGTACGAATCCCTCAGGGGTATGCAGTCCAACCTCGCGGACGCCAACGCGGCCCTGGCGCAGCTACAGGCTGACTGGGCCGGTCAGGTCAACTCGGGCAAGAAGTTCTTCGTCAACTTCGGTGACTACGACAACGCCAACTCGGTGCCGTCGATCTTCACCGAGATCGTGAACTTCGGACCCGGTTCGGTCGCGACGGTAGACGGTCAGCTCCAGTGGCTTGACTCGGGCAGCTCGGCTGCCCAGAGGATGTACCTCTACAACGTCGAGTCACTGCTGGACGACTACTTCGAGGTGTCGTTCGTGATGCCACGGCGCTCGGAGGATGAAGGCGTCTTCGGCTTCCAAGCACCGTCGTACAACTACCTACTCGGCCGGTCGAACGCCACGGGCTCGCGACACTGCTTTGCCCGGATCGGCTACGGCCGCGCCCGGATGGGCTGCGTGGTCGACGGCAACACGACACTGTTCGGTGCTGGGGACATCATGTACCAAGCGCCTGCCGGTTCCCGCGTGAAGTTCCGAGGCGGCACCGCCGGCGGTGTCCGCGTGTTCCAGCTCCTCGTCGGCAACCAGGTGATCGGCACGGTGACCGACACCGGCAACGTCAGCTTCCACGGCGACGGCTACCGCAGGGTCGGCCTCGGCTTCGAGGCAGCTCCTCGCGGCAGCGGCCAGGGCACACCGGGTACGGTCTCGGCATTCTCGGCCAACGACAATGCGCCGCAGGCTGCGGCTGGCACGTTGTTCCGGGGCTTCCGGGCAGCGACCGGCTCGATCAGCAAGGGTTCAGGTGCCAACGTCCTTCCGGCGAACTGCATCGACACCGTCGACCAGATCAGCCCTGACCTGACGTGGACGCCCGCGAACCAGAGGCTCACCTACAACGGTGAGCGGCCGAGGATTTTCCTCGTCGGCATGAGGGTGAAGACGAACACCATCATCCCGTCGGGCGGCACCTGGTGTCAGGTGATCTACAAGAACGGCAGCCTGTACGCCAGACTCGAAGGCCACGAGGGCATGGTGGACACGTCGACCAACAACGACAACGAGAACCGCTTGTCCTTCGTCGGCGGTAGCACGCCGCTGATTCAGTTGAATCCCGGCGACTACATCAGCTTCGGCTTCGAGAACACTTCATCGGTTGGCATCGTCGGCTCCGGTGATGGTTCCCAAACATGGGTCAACGCAGTCGCAGTCGGCTAACAACAAAATCGCCCCCTGGGGAGCTTCGGCTCCCTGGGGGGCTTTTTTGCGTTTCAGGGGTTAGCGGTAGCGGTTCGCCATTAGTCCCCACACTGCGGTCCACATTCCGCACCACCCGGCTGCCAGCACCCAAAGCATCGTCGGTGACAAGAGGAACGCGAGCACGAAGAACGCAGTCGGCACGGCCGACAGGATCGCGAGGACGAGGAACAGAGGGTTCGGCGCGGGCTTCCGCTTCGACGGTACGGGGTAGGGGTATGGCACCGGATTTGACATGTCACACACCCTGGCATAGGCGATGTCAAATAGCCAGGTCAACCGCCACGCGGTCCTGGGGCACGACGACCTCGATGTTCCGGGGCTTGTTCGAGTAGAGGATGAACTTGACCTTGGCGTCCTTCAGGAGCTGCTGGTGGTCCTCCGTCTCCCACGCTTCCCCGTAGGTTTGGCCGGTGGTCTCCTCGACCCACCCGGCCGACCGGCGAGGCATCGCCTCCAGCTTGGTGCGGCGAGTGATGAGAGACCTCATGCGCTCCAAGTAGATTCGCTCGTCCTCGTCGGAGACGATCAGGCCCGCGTCGGACTCACGACGCAGGCGGGCGATGGTCTCGTTGATCTGCTCCAGCTCGTAGGTGTGGTCCTCCCCCGGCACGAACACACGCCGGGTGACCGGCTGGTCTGCCCACTCGTAGAGGAACGCCTCTTCGAGGAGGGTGTCGGCCTCGTCGGCCACGATGAACACGCCGTCGCAGTTGACCGGTGTCCGAGAGCACCGGTAGTAGCGGTAGACGACGGACTTGTCGGACTTCTTCCGCGAGTGCTGTTGGGCTAGTGTCGCTCCGCACTTCCCGCAGATGCCTATCCCGAGCATAGGGTTCTTGGTGTGGACCCGCGAGCGCGGCGCTTGCTCGCGCAGCGCCACGGCATCCTGTATCTGCTTCCAGGTGTCCCAGTCGAATGTCGGTGGCGCGAGCACGATCTGCTCACCCTTGGCGTCGAGGACGGGCTTGGCGTGCTTCCCCTTCCCCGTCATCTTGATGCCCTGGGTCTTCAGGTTCGTGAGCGCATCCTTGACCGTGCTGACGTTCCACGGCGCTTGGTCGATGGGCTTGCCCTTCGCGAGCCTGGCACGGCTACGGCTGCCGAGGACTCCCCTGTCGTTCAGGTCCTTGGCGATCCCGATCAGCGACCAGCCGTCGAGTAGCTTGCCGGCCATGTCGTAGAGGACGGCTTTGGTGTCCTCGTCTGTGTCAAGTCCAAACCCCTTCCCGCTCGGATGCGGGACGGTCTTGTACCCGAGTGGCGGCAGCCCGGACGCCCAGCGGTCGGTCTGTCGCAGCACCCGGTGGCTGTCCTGGGCCCTCGACTTGAACCGGTTGAGTTCGAGCTGAGCGAAGAACGATCCGAGGTAGACGAACAGCTCGGCCATCATGGCGTCGATGCCCTTGGCAGCGCCTGGCCGGTAGTCCAGCCGCAGGTTGTCCTCCGCGAACATGACGACCTTCTGGCGCTCTTCTGCCCACTGTGCGAAGTCAACACAGTGCTTGGTGGATCGGAATGCGCGGTCCATCTTCGACCAGACGATCACGTCCCACTTCGAGGCTCCCTCGTCGGTGAGCCACTTGCCGAGGTCTGGCCGGTCGTCCGGACGCACGGACGCCGAGACCCCGAGGTCCTCGAACGTCCCGACGATCTCGTGGCCCTGGGCCTCAGCCCACTTCCGGGCGGTCTCTAGCTGCGCTTGCTGCGAGACCTTCTGCGGACCTTGGACTACACTGACACGCGCCCCGACCAGGGCTCTAAGCGGTTGTGGCATAGTTTCCAATGTTACAGGTTCTGCTGGCAGAATCCAACACATTGGAAGTCATAAGCAAAGGGCCCTCTACCTGCGCGAACAGGCAGAGGGTGTGACACCAGATAGGAGCTGGTGCAGTGAAGATTCTATCCCCGGTTCGGGTTGCGACGGCCGGTACGGTCGCGGTCGGCAGCTTGGCCTTCGCGTTGTCGTTCACGGCGCTGAGTGAGCTCTCAGCGGCCAACGGCGTGTCGCAGGCATGGATGGTGCCCTTGGTTGTCGACGGCGGCATCATCGTCGCCACGACGGCGACTCTGGCGCTCCAAGCCCAGTGGTATGCCTGGACATTGCTCATCGTCAGCTCGCTCGTGTCGGTCGCGGGGAACGTGGCCCACGCGAGCCCCCACGGAGCCATCGCGATGGTGATCGCGGCCATCCCACCGTTGTGGCTGCTGGCCGCAACGCATCTGACGGTCCTCCTCTACCGGGGGACTCAAGAAAGTCGCTCAGCGTCGATCTCAGAGCCTCTTTTTTCCAGGGCTTTTGCGGAAAACGCTGCTTGACTGCGCCCGACCGGTGAAACGACAAAAAAGCCCCCAGGCAGCCCAATTTCAGGGCTGCCCAGGGGCGATTTGTTACTCGATGGTTTTGCCGACCTCATCCCGGAGGTTGATGAAGCCGAGCCGCCAGGGCTCGTCGGGGAGCATCCCCGGTTCCATCCGGACGGTGTACTCGTTCCGCTCCCAGCGGTCCTGCTCTTGCACCACGATCTTCGGGAGCTTGCTGCACGGATCGCACCACCCGTGGTACGGGTCGGTGGGCCCAGCACACACGCAGCCTTCCGGCTTCTCCCACTCGAACGGGTACACCACTCGCTCGATGCCGGCGGCGTCGATCAGCTTCGAGCAGTCTCCGCAGGGGGCTCTGGTGATGTAGAGAGAAGCTCCGCGAAGGTCCTCTCTATCGCAGTAGAGAAGCGCGTTAGCCTCTGCATGTACTGCGACACAACGTGTCCCTCCCGAGCTGTAACTATCGACGCCAGGTCTGGCGTTACTCGTTCGACGTGGACACGTCCCGCAACCAGGACGGCCAGCAGGGGCTCCGTTGTATCCGGTAGCCCGAACTCGTCGGTCCTTGACGACGACGGCTCCAACCTTGCTCCTTTCACAGTCGGACCGCTCGGCAGCCGCCGACGCGATGCCGAGGAAGTACTCGTCCCAGTCCGGTCTCACTTGATCGGCTCCAGTCGTCCGTCGTTCCAACGGACCCAGATGGCACCCGAACGGTCCGGTCTCCCCCCGTAGAGGAAGACCGGCGTCCGAGCTTCTGACAGGCGGTGCTTAGCCACGCGGCCTCCGCAGGCCCATCGAGCGGGCCCACGTCCGCTTCGGCTTCGGTGGCGGTGCCGGTTCGGGCTCGATCAAGACCGCCCGGATGTTGACGGAGACATCGGCTCTGTACCGCCGCTCGTAGATGCCGTAGGGCACCGAGTTGAACTCGATCCGGGGCTCCTCGAGGACGCCGAACTCGCGTCCGTTGAAGTGCATGACCGGTCGGCCCTTGTCGTCCTCCACGATCTGGAGGTAGACATCACCCTTCACGCGGCCGTCCAGTAGATGACCGTGCGGTTCGTCGGCTCGTACTTGGCGCGGTGAGACTCGACCACCAGGCCCCGCTCACGGAGCCGGAAGACAGTCGGTGTCACCGAGTTGATCGGCAGGTTGAGCAGTCCTGCCAGTTCGAGGTTGCACAGCGGCCTCCCCCGCTGCAGCCACCTGAGAGCCTCGACCTCCCTCTGCGGGAGGATCGGCTTGATCTGGTGGTAGGACTCGATGCTGGTTGCCTGCACCGTCATTTGCCCAGTTCCTTTCGCAGTTCGGCGTTTTCGAGTTCGAGCTCCGCGATCCGGCACTCGCGGGAGTCGCGGTCGTAGTCGGCGTTGTCGGCTTCGTCCAGAGCCATGTGCAGCTTCCGGACGAGGTCTGCCAGGCAGCCGTGGACGCCTGCGATGAAGTCAGCGTCTTCTTCTCGCTCGAATGAAGCGATGAACTTACGCTCGTCCTTCTCGTTGACCCCCAGCACTGAGTAGGTGCCGGGGCCCCCGGCGTAGTGCTCGGTGTCCTCCTCGACCATCCAGTACATGTCCTGGGAGCCAGTCGTTTTCGACCACTGCTGGTACAGCAGGTCGAAGAAGTCACGATCCTCCACGCATTACTCCCTTCACTCTGAGTTCCTTGATGGCCTTCTTGGTGACGCTCTCGATCAGCGTCCGCAGCGCGTAGTCGCGCTCGACTTGGCTCATGTTCTCGATGCCCAACGCGACGTGAGCGATCTTGAGCCGGTGGTTCTCTCCGACCTCCGGGATGGAGGACTGATCCGGCAGGCTGATGACCAGCTCGACCGTCGTTGACGGCGGTCGGAGTGGGGCGATGGCGGGGGAGTCTCCCTCTCCCCCGTGCATCCACTTCATCGGTTGAGCTCCTTCATGATTGGCAGCTCCTTGGTCTGCTCGAACAGATCAGGGAACTGACGGGACAGCTCCAAGAGCTGCTCGTGCGTGAGGCGGGTGGTGACCCGCAGCAGCACCGTGTTGGTGATGAACGACCGCGAGTCGTCAGAGCTGATCTCGACGTATCCCCCTGGCCACGAGGGGTAGTCGTTGAAGTACCGCATCAGCGCCTCACATACGGCATGAGGTCCGCGACGAACCGCAGGAACGTGAGGTCCTTCGGAGCTCCCGCAGGCTTCATCGAGTCGGGGATCAGGTAGACCTCCAGGGCCCCTTCACCGCTGAGCGGATGCGGCATGATCGTCCCGAGCTTGTTCAGCTCGTAGATGGCCTTGCCCATGAGCTCTTCGGTCAGCCCGTCCGGTGCGGGCAGTGCGACCGCAGCCTTCACGGAAGCACCCCCTCTGCCTTGAGTGCTTCCTTCATCGCCGCGACGGCGGCGTCGAACGCCAGGTTGACGTACTCGTCGTCGCCCAGCCACAGGCGGTCGATGACCGCCTCGGCTACGGCCTCGCGCCTCCCGTTGGTCACGGTCAGCACCAGCTTGATTCCATCCATGTGTCCTCCTTGTGCGATGTCTAGTACGAGGCCCCGTAAAGGGAGCCCCACGAGCGACCGCCGACCTCCGGGTCGGTGCCGATGAGCACCGGGCCCATCTGTTCGGCCATGAGCTCACCGATCCGGCTCGCTCCCCATTCCGCTTGCTCTGCCGGAACCGACGCCAGAATCTCGTCGTGGATCGGCAGCCGCAGGTACGGCGTGAACCCTGCGTCGTGCAGCCTCAGCAGCGCCCTGCAAGTCACGTCGCGAGACGACGACTGGATCAGGTAGTTGAGTGCTGAGTAGGCACGTTGCGGGTCGACCGGCAGTCGCCGGCCTCCCAGCCCGTCGATGAACGGTGTGGTGATGTAGCCGTTCCGGATTGCCTCACGCTGCAGTCGCTGGCTGAGCTTCTGGACCTCCGGGTACGCCTTGTCGAAGCCCGCGACGACCTGTTGGGCCATGCCCATGTCCAAGCCGGTCTGTTCGGCCACCGTCTTGGCACCGCCGCCGTACACCCGGCCGAAGTTCACGACCTTGGCGTACTTGCGCTCCGGAGAGTCCTTCGTGATGTCCCGATCCGGCCACGCCGCCCTGGCGGTCATGAGGTGGAGGTCCTCGTCGTTGAGGAACGCCTCGATCATGGTGCTGTCCTTCGACAGCGCCGCCAGTACCCTCAGCTCCTGCGCCTGGTAGTCGACGGAAGCGATCCGGTGTCCCTCGTCAGCGAGGAAGCATCTCCGGATTGTCGAGTCCCCAGCAGGCAGCGTTTGGGCAGGAATACCCGTTATAGACATGCGGGCCGTCCGCGCACGCAAAGGGTTGATCGCTGCGTGGCAACGGTTCTGGGAGTCCCTCTGCTTGAGGAACCCGTCGACCCATGTTTTCCTCCACTTCCCGGCCTTCTTGGCCTCGATGACGGCCGTCGCGAACTCCCCGGCCTGCGGATGCTCGACCAGCTCGGACAGCAGAGCGTCGTCCACCTTCCGCTTGCCGGATGGCGTGCGGCCCTTGATCCGAACGCCCATGCCCTCCAGGACATCTGCCACCTGATCCGTCGAGTTGACCTTCTCGCACCCGTAGTTCAGTGCGACCTCGTTGTAGTGGCTCTCCTTGACTTGGAGGTCCAACGACAATTCCTCGGTGTACTCGACATCGAGGAGGAACCCTGTCCGCTCCATGTACGAGCAGATTTCAGCGAGCCGGTGCTCGTTCTGCACCAGCTCGTCGGAGACCTTCACCAGCGGTGCCAGCTTCTGAATCAGCCGAGCCGCAAGGATCGGGTCCATGCCCGAGTAGAGCTGGTAGTGCTCGTCCTCGAAGGGGACCTTCTTCCACACGTTGGCCTTCGTCGTCTTGTTCGCCTTGGCCAGGTCGGCCATCAGCGTCTTGACGTTGTCGGCCACCGCCGTGTCGATGTAGCGACGTGTCAGGTCCTCCAGCGAGTGCCCGGAGCCGCCTTCATCGCGGCCCCTGGGATCGACCAGGTGGGCGAGGATGCGGGTGTCCTTGACCTTCGGCCACATCGTCTCCATCGGGACGCCCAGCGTCCGCTCGAAGACCTGGAGGTCATACGCAGCGTTGTGCAGCACGAACCCCTGAACCATCTCCAGGGCCTTCTTCACGTCCCCGGCGTAGGGTCCTCCGCGCTCAACTGGGACAACCCAGGCTTCGCTCGGAGTGCCGAACTGGACTAGACGGCAACGGAATCCGTCGTTGTAGATGTCCAGCCCGGTCGTCTCCGAGTCGAGTCCGAGGAACCCCTGATGAGCCCGGATGAAGTCCATGAAGCCGTCGAGGTCACTCTCCCTGTCCACGACGTGGATGACTACCTCGTCATCCGCGACAACATGCCGGTGCTCGATCATGGTGCTCCTACTTGTGGTACTGCCCCCGGACGATCCGGGAGACGGTGGATGGGTTCACGTCGAAGGACGCGGCGACATCGCGCCGGGTGACGCCCGCTCGGACGAGGTCCTTGATGAACGCGACCTCGGACTTGTCGAGCTTCGGTCGGTTGGGTCGGTTGGGACCCTTGGTCTCCAACTTGGCTCGCAGCTCGCGGTTCTCCTCCACGAGCCGCTCGTTCACCGACGCCAAGTGCTCCCGCTGTTGGTACAGCGTGGTGTTCGAGCTTGCGAGAGCGTCGATGGACGCATTCGCCTCTCGCAGAGCGACTTTCAGTTGCTTCTTTCGCATCAGTTGTCTTCCAGCGGTGACACCGCGTAGTACATGAGGTTCGGGCGGTAGAAGCTGAGATACGCTCCGCTGTCGCCCGAGATGACCAACGTGTTCTCGATGGGGTCGACGTTGACCTCACCGACCGTGCGGATGATGGTCCCGTCGATGAGCAGGACCGTGACTTCCTTCTTCATTGCGCCTCTCAGTAGCTGTAGGGCTCGTTGGGGATGTCCTGGTAGGTGTTGGGAGCGATCTCCCGGAGCTGCGCGAGCAGTTCCCCTGCCAGTTCACGGATTTCGGCGTCCGCTGCCTCGTGCCAGCGGGCCTTGATGACGTAGCGCCAGGCGCGGTGGTTGCCGGTGACGACCATCGGTGAGTTGGTCATGTTCGGCAGGACCGCTCGTGCTGCCTCGCGAGCCTTCTTGCGGGGCAACCCAGCCGTCTCCAGCACAGCCAGCAGCCGCTGGTAGTAGCTCTCGGCTGCGTCCCACGCTTCGGCCAGGAAGTGGGTGGCGTCCTGGTACTGGGCCTCTGGCAGTTCCATCACCACGGGCGGCGTGTGACCGCCCAGCGGTGTCGGGTCGACATACCGTTGCGACACAACGGAGAACGACAGGTGCCTGTGGCGTTCTAGCTCGGTCAGCACCGACCGGCTGGCCTCGATGTAGAACGTGGCCGAGGCGTGCTCCAGCACGCTCTCGTGACCAACCTCCAGGATGTGAGCGAGGTAGTCCTCGTTCTCGGCCGTGGCCGGGTTCGGCCGGTTGAACGACCGGTAGCAGTTGCGGCCCGCGAACTCCGCGAGCTCGTCAGCGTCCCAGTCCCCGATGCCACCGGCAGTCTCGTAGGGACTCGGCTTGTACCCCAGCGACTCCAGGACGTAGGGATCGACCTCGGTCGCTGCGATCAGCTTGACCTTCAATGTGTTCCTCTCTCAGGGGTGGAGAGGGCCCCCGTAGGGGCCCCCTCCGTGTGCGATGTCAAGTCGACTACAGCCAGACAGGCTTCTCGTCGGAACCGCGAGGCGGCATCCATGCCGACCAGGGCTTGCCGTTCTTGCCGGTGCCCGACTTGTAGGTCCAGTCCGGACCAGGAGCCGGCGGGGTACCCGCAGGCGGTTCCTGAGCGCCACGCGGGGCGCTGGAGCGGCCACCGCCGCCACCACCGCTGTTGCCACCACCGGACTTGGCCGGTGCCATGCCCGCGAAGTGCTGACCCGCGTTCTGGACGCGCTCCATGAGCGCACCGAGCGTGGCACCCTGGTTGGTCACCTGATCGAGAGCATCGTCCAGGTCCTCGGCGTGGATGACGATCCACGGAGCGTCGAACCCGGAGCCACCCTTGAAGGTCAGGACGACCTTGCCCTCACCGGCAGCCGCAGCCTTGGCCGGTGCAGCCTTGGCCGCAGCCTTCTTGGCCGGAGCCTTCTTGGGGGCCTCAGGCGGCGGCGCGTCGAACGCCGACTCCTGCGGCTCGGGAGCGGCCTGAGCCTCGTCGTTGGTGGGAGCGGATGCGAATGGGTCCTGCAATGTAACTACCTTTCCTCTGTGGTGGGTTATCGAATCGGGCACGCCCCGGAGGCGCACTCTTCATCGACGGAGTCGGCAACGGCCACGGCGGTCGCTGCCTTGTACTGCTTCTTGGTGATGCGCTCGTAAGGTGCCTGTGGCATGGACGATTCGGGGAAGATGGTCGCTCCCTTGAGCAGACCTCCGAACGTCCTGAGCTGTTCACCTACGACGTGCGGCTTGTACCTGCCGGGGTCGACGTTGGCGGTGAACGACACCGCGTTGTCGGCCCAGAGCATCTGGTACATCGCCTGGAACGCGAGGAGCTGGTTGAGCGTGAGGTCGTCTACCGACTCCACGATCTCCTCAGCATCACGTCCGTACCGGTCGACAACCTCTTGCACGAGAGTGTCTTTGGTGGGAATGGTGACCACCACGGTGTTCTCCGCGTACTGGCACGGCTCGAAGTCGTAGCCCTGGTCGATCAGCTCATCGAGCTGGTCGTCGCCCTTCGAGAACCGGATGCGCCGGTTGAAGTACTTGGCGAAGATCGGGTGGATACCCTCACTGACACCAGGCATCTTCGCGATGGTCCCTGTCGGGGCCACCGTCCGGGTTTTGACTGGCACCGGGATACGCAGCTCGTGGCTGAACTGCTGTGCCGCGTGCTGGACCTCGTCGGCCAGCTCTCGGAGCATCTTCCGGAAGTGCTTGTCCAGAGGCGCTTTCGAGTACTTCCGACCCGTCATCGCCAGGTAGGACGCCACACCGAGATGCCCGACGCCGATGCGTCGGTTCCGGTCCAGGACCTCCCGTGACTTCGGATCACCGACCGGGCTGAACGTCGCCCGGATCAGGAACCGTGCCATCAGCCTGTGCGACCGGATCAGGTCGATGGTGTCGACCTTCCCGTTGTCCTTGACGAACGCCGCCAGGTTGATGTGGCCGAGATTGCAGGGCTCCCACTCCTGCAGCGTGATCTCACCGCAGGGGTTGGTGCAGACGACCTCGTTGGGCTCTCCGACGTTGGACAGGCTCGAGTCCCAGAACCCAGGCTCGCCGTTGGCGACCATGCCCTCCGTGATGGCCTTCAGCACGTTGGAGGCGTGCCGCCCCGGCATCGTCTTGACCTGCTGCCAGAACTTCGCGTCGACCTCGACCGAGATGTTCGTCGTCCAGTGCTTCCCGGTCTCCGACTTGCAGTTGATGAAGCGGAAGATGTCCTCGTCTTCCCAGTGCATCATCGACATGCGAGCCGACCGGCGAACACCGCCGGCCACCACACACTGCGCGATGGCGTGGTCGATCTCCATCGCCTTCAACCCGTGAAGGTGGCTCTCGTCGTGTGCAGTCTCCGAGAGGATTTCGCACACGTCGATCAGCATCCGAGCCAGTGGCTGTGGGCCTGACGCCTTGCCCCCGAACGTCTTCAGCTTGGCACCGAACGGCCGCACCCGAGACACGTCGTAGACGCGCTGGAAGTGGCTGACCTCGTCGCGGTAGTGGGTGTCGATCAGGTCGACCAGGGCTGCCGCCCACCCTTCCCGCGAGTCCTCGATGACGAACGCACCGGCCCAGTCCGGGTCGTACTCCGTCGACAGGACCCCGGCCTCCTTCATCGCCTCGTAGTCCGGGTGGTCCCGGTCGCAGACGATGTGGACGTACAGCTCCTGTTGCACAGGGCCGTAGTTGGTGAAGTACCGGTTCGAGTAGTTCGCACCGACTCCACCGCCCTCCATGAGGCGCATGAACGTGAACTCGAAGTGGTCCGAGGGCTTCTCGGTCCACCCGCTCACCCAGCAGTTGAAGAGGTGCTGGGCGTTCTTCACGCCGGATGCCCACAGGTGACGGCCTGCCGGAATCATCTTGAACTCGGTGATGAGCCGGATCAGTTGCTCCCGCTCGTCTGGCTGCTGGTACCTGGCATCGACCAGGGCCAGGTTGCCGTCGACCACACGCTCGACCGTCTCGGGCCACGTCTCGTTCGTGCCGTCAGGCTTGACGCGGGAGTAGGTCCGCTTGTAGACGATCTCGCCCGTGGGCCCAAAGTTGACTTCCGTTGTCACTTGCCGCCTTTCACCAATCTCAGGTAGCCGGGGGTGTACTCGCCGCCGCAGTACATCTCGCGATCCTCCGCAGGCCAGTTGTGGATCAGCATCGGTTTCTCGTCGGGGTAGAGCTCGGGGAAGACTTGAGCCCGGTACATCGAGGTCCGGTCGTCTCCGTTGAACATCCCGTCGAAGATGTCGAGGTGTACTTCGGACGAGTCGCCGGTCGACTGGGTGATCCAGTCATCGAACACGTTCGCCAGCTCCGTCCGGTATGTCGTTGTTCCTGTCACGTTTCCGTCCTTGTCTTCTAGTTCGTGCTCCTCATCCCCTTTCTCGATGAGTGCGATGGCGGCGTCGGCAGTCGGATCACTGCGTCCCCCAGAGGATTTGCGGGTCTCGGCCTGGACCGCTGCGCTGCTCACATCACCGGCCGTGATGGCGATGATGTTGACCTGCTCCGTGATTGCCTTGTGGGCTCGGAACAGGACATCCTTGTCCGGCTTGCCGCCGTCCTCGTAGCGGACCCGAAGCGCCTCAGCGTGATCGGGGTTCTGCTTCTCCAGAGCAGCCATAGCGGTGGGCATGATGTCCTTCAGGTACCGGTTGGTCGACCGGTCCTTCAGAACGTCCTTGACGGCCTCTGACGAGTAGAGGTTCCGACCGTTGAAGTTGTTCCCGGCCAGCACCTGCTCGGTGAGGATTTGGATCGCTGCTCGGCGCACCGTGGTGATCGCCTCGGGCTTCGAGAGCTCTGCCAGCTTCCGTTGCGTCTCAGGACGTTCCAGATACCAGACCCAGAGGTCCTGGACGAGGTCGTCCAGGCCCCCTTCCCGGCCCCAGGTGGCTAGGGCTGACTTCGCGGCAGCCTCGAGCACCTCGGGTATGAGCGATGTCAAGTATCAGACCTCCCAAGTGTGTCCATCGACCGTGAAGCGGCCGTTGGTGATCGGGATGATCTCGGGCTTGACGTGCTTACCGTCGATGGTCACCAGACCGAACCCGGACTGCCAGTTCCCTGTGCCGCCCTTGAGGTAGTCGGCCTGCTTCATGTCCATGAGGTTGCCAACCTCGACCCCGGTGACGATCTTCTTGGAGATGCCGCCGTAGCCCGATGTGTGCGACAGGATGCCCTGGCGGTGGGTGTGGCCCATGATGACCGACGTGTCGAACTTCCGTGCCGCGTTGAGCGCCGTGTTACCGGCGATCCGCGACAGGCTGATCTGACCACGGTGGCCGTGGGTGGTGACCCAACCAGGTGCGATCTTGTTGAACTCGGGCAGCAGGTCGATCCCGAACCCGTCGAAGTCGAGCAGGGTTTCGACATGGAATGCCCTGCTCTCGGCCAGTGCCGGCGCGTACTTCGAGAGGTACGTCCGTGGCCGTTCGTCGTGGTTGCCCTCGTGGACTCCGACCGGACCGACGTAGATCGTCCGCAGCGGCGCGAGGAAGCGGAACTTCGCCTTCTCGGCGTCCTTGAACACGGAGCCCTCGAACTCGCCTCGGGTGTCCTTGTTCCAGCGGGACGGCTGCGGGAAGTCCATCAGGTCACCGATGTGGATGACCTTGGTCGGCTGGTAATCCCCGATGAACCGCAGCACCGCTCGGACCGCTCGACGGTCCTCATACGGAATCTGCGTGTCGGAGATGACCACGATCCGCTCACTCATCGGCGGTGGGCTCTTCCTCGTAGATGCGCTCGACGCATCCGGCGTAACCGGCGATGTCGGTGAACGAATCCCGGTGGTAACCGGTGCCCTTCACCCTGGCGATCTTCATCAGGATCATCAGGTTCGCAACGTCGATGTCGCTGATCGGTCGTTCGAGGTAGCCCGAGAACAGCGCGGCGATGTCCGAGAAGTTCTCTCTCGGGTGCCCGTAGTTCTTGTTGCGCTCTCCGTGGATAAGGCGCTGAGCCTCTTCCAGGATCGACTCACTCATTCGTCGTCTCCTTCGTGGACGTAGTCGTGAATCCCTTCCCACCAAGGGGCGTCGGGATCGAGGCCGAGGAACTCGGTCTCGGTGTACTCATCAGGTGCGGTCATGACATCCTTTCCAGCAGAGCGGCTTTGCCCTTGCTGATGACCAGTGAATTGACATCCTCGCCAGGTGGCATCGGGATGACCCTGCTGTTCGGCAGGGTCTGTGCCACTCGGTTGGCGAACTCGGCTCCGGGCTCGTCACCGTCCGCGAGGACGTAGACGGTCCGGTATCCCAGGAACAGCTCCCGCATGTAGGGCTTCCACATGTTGGCCCCAGGGACGCCCACGGCCGGGAGGCCGCAGACTTGCGCTGTGATGGCGTCGATCTCACCTTCGGTGATCGCGACTTCCGGGACCTCACGCAGTAGCGCGAGAGTGTTGTACAGCCACGGTTGGTCCCCCGGAGCTGTCATGTACTTGCCATGCCCTCGGTGGTCGTGGTTCTCGATGCAGCGGTAGCGGACCGCGACGACAATCCAGCCGTGTTCCCGCGACCAGCGCAGGTACGGGATCGACATGAAGCCCCGGAACATCTCATGACCAGGGAGTGGATCGTCCACGTACCCGAGCATGAACCGGTCGACTTCTTCCCGAACGCTGTCGAACATCAGTCCCCTTGTCGCCAAATACTCTTCGGCTGGACTGCCGCTCAGACTTCGCCGGTATCGCTCGGTGGCTTCCCGGAGAAAGCTCTTCTGCGATTCGCTCAGCCTCTGCATAACTCACCTCCTCTTGCTTCTTGATCAGTGCCAGCACGTCGCCCTTGACTCCGCACGCCAGGCAGTTGAAAGCCTGTCGCGTGAAAGACACAGCGGCCGAGGGAATCTCCTCGGCGTGGAATGGGCACAAGCACTTGATCCAGTCCTTACCGTTGTCCTTCGGTGGCTCCCAGTCCGGGTGGTACCGGTGGATCGCCTGGACGATCAGCGGCTCATTCATGCTCCCTCCGTTGTGTCATGTCAAGGCTCAGGCACGACTCGGGCACCGATGGCTTGGACGGCCGGGGGGTCGTCCAGGTAGTCGATGATCCGTTGTGCTGCCTCCTGACTGTCTCTGAGATGGCCCAGGACGTTCCGGTTGCACGCGGTGCATAGAAGACCCCGGACGATGCCGGTTGCGTGGTCGTGGTCGACGCTGAGCCGCTTGCGCTTGCCGTTGGCGCGGCGGCAGATGTAGCAGAGACCGCCCTGGTGCTCGTAGATCGCCCAGTACTCGTCTCCGGTGATGCCGTAGACATCCATCCACCGCTGTTCCTGCGTGACCGTCTTGCGCTGCAGCCGCTTGGCCCGGTGGTGCGTGACGCACCGTGGTCCGGGGTGAGGAGCCTTGCGCTTGTTGACCAGACCCTCGGCCGTGCAGTCGATGCACGGCTTGCGCCTGTGGGCCCTGTCCTGACTGCGGACAGTCGGCTTACGACGGGTGGTCGTCATCGACACCCTCCAAGCACGCGAAGACCCACAGCCCGATCCCCCACGCGATGATCGAGTAGGCGACCAGCTCCTGGAGACTCACGCGATCACGTCCCACATCGCCGTCTTGATCAGGTCGGCCGAGAACTCCGGGTCGACCAGGAGCCACGAGTGGAACCCCTGGACCGTGAAGAGCTTGGCCCCGGCGAGCTCCGCTGCGCTCACACCGGCCGCATACGGCACGATCTGGTCGCACTCCGCGTGGATGACGGCGGTCGGAACCGAGTTGGCCCGCATCTTCTCCAGCAGTGGCACCGTGTCGGCCTTCGTCAGCGCGTAGGCCGCACGAACGAACCGCAGACCCGACACCGACTCCTTCAGAGTCGAAAGCAGGCTCAGACGCTCTCTGTGGGTCCGGGAGCGCATGGCGCGGTAACCATCCCCGAGTACGTCCACGAGCCCGCCCACGGCGAAACGAGCCGCCCGCGTGGGCATGTTCCGGCCAGGCGCGATGGCGATGCCCTCGTGGTGCTCCTTACCGGCTGCCGCGTCGATCAGGATCGCGGCGTGGACCCGCTCCGGGTAGAGGGCTGCGAACTCGACCGTCATGGCACCGCCCATCGAATGACCGGCGAGGACCGCCTTGTCGATCTTGAGCGATGTCAAGGTTCGGACAAGCACGTTCGCCATGTCCTCGACCGTGTGGCCCCACGGCAGCGACCCGCTGTTGCCGTGGTTCACGGCGTCCGGAGCGATGACGTAGAACCCGAGGTAAGACAGCTCTTCGAGCACCTCTTCGTAGGCGATGGCGCTGACGCTGAGCCCGTGCAGGAACACGAGCGGGACACCAGCCGAGTGCCCTGCCGTCGTGATCGCTACCCGGAACCCGTCGTCCAGGACGACTGTCTGGTGCTTCAAACTGGCTCCTTGATGTATCCGTGGTTGATGACCGGGATGCCGGCGTTTTCTGCCAGCTCCATACAGCCGAAGGTCCCGATGGACTCTCGGAGCGGAAAGGCATGGCAGACATCGGCTCCCAGCGCGACCATCTCTGCGTTGCGTCGATGGCCTGCTGACTTGCCGAAGCGATCCCAGTCGGCCGGGTGGTCCTCGGGCTCGACCTTGTAGCCCATCTGGTGCATCCCCCAGGCCCACCGGTCAGCGATGTCGTCAGCGCCGCGAGCAGCGCCGTGGACGACGACTATCCCGTCCGGGCTCTTGTCGAGCTCGTCCTGCAGGGTGCGCCAGACCTCCGGGCGGTCCTTCCAGTCACGGCTGCCCGTGACCAGGACTCGCCTCACGGCGTCCAGCGCCTGGCGGCGAGGTCGACGTTGAAGTTGGACACGTTCTGCGCCAAGGGGAAGCGCAGGCCCTGGCGGGTCTGGGTCGTCTTTACGACGATCTCCTTGCCGTTGTTGTCCTTGGCGAGCGTCTTCCGCGCCCAGGAGACCGGCTTGGTCTCAATGAGCCCCGACAGGAGCTGCTGGTGGACGAGGTTCCTCTTCGGAGTGGGCTTCGGCATAGTCGATTCCTTTCGTTTGTGCGATGTCCAGTAAGAGGGCAAAAAGACGAGCGAGGATCACTTCTCGAAGTACTCCGAGTTGTTCAGGAGCCACCGCTCGGTGCGCTCGTCGTCGGCGGGCACGAAGTCGTGGTCGTACCAGCCACCGTCCGAGTAGAGGAACGAGCCGACGAACTTCGACTCGAACTTCCAGTCCCGCGTGATCAGATGCACCGCGTCCCACACCCGGCCGAACGTGCGGCCGGTGGCGATCAGGTCATCCACGAAGACCCACCGCTTACCGATGCGACCTTCGGCCTTCATCGACGTGTGCGCTCCATCGTTGGGCTTCCGCACGACGAGGTAGTTCTTGTCGAGCAGACGCGCCAGCGTCGTCACCGCGATGGTCCCGGACAAGCCGGTACCGACCAAGGTGTCGTAGTCGACGTTGGCCAGGTACTGCTTGGCGAGCTCCAGCAGCCGATCCGGCTTGTGGACTACCCGCAGGTACGTCTCGTCGGTGAGGTCGAGCACCTTCTTCTCGGGCCGCGCAGGCGGCTCCATGACGGTCTGGTACTTGACGGTGTCCCAGACGGAGGGATCGAGGATGGCGTCAGCGATGGTCATTGGCGGGCCTTTCGTGGATGGTGGTCTGGGTTAGCGGATTTCGATGTCGGGGACGATGGCCGACGGCTTGAACACGATGCGGTAGTGGTCGTCGCTCACGTTCGCGCCTTCGATCTGCTCCACGAAGTACGTCACGTTGTCCGACAGGCCCAGGAAGTGCTTCTTGTACTCGCTGCCCTTCTTGCACGTCACGTCGAGCTTCTTGGCTCCGGTGTCCGGTTCGATGGAGCACCGACCTTCGATGACGAGCAGGTACTTGTCGGTGATGCCGTTGAAGAACGTGATCCGGCGCTGAATCTCGAAGTTGTCAGCGGCCTTCGAGACGTTCCTCGACGCTACGTCCGCGTCCGAACACCCGACGAGGCCAAGCCCGAGCGCGGCAGCAGCGACGGCGGTGATGATGGTTTTCTTCATGGTTCCTCTCATGTGCGATCTCTGATTTGCATCGTGTCTCCGATGAACTCCAGCTCAACGAAGTCGAGTCCGGACGGGTCCATCCGGCCGGCTCGGTTCTTGACGGTCGAAACGCGCAGAGCTTCGGGCCCGAACTCTTCGGACACTCTGTGCAATGTCAAGACGAGCTCAGGGACGCGGGTGATCTGCCCTTTGACCCCGGATAGTGGGATCGGCTTGTCCGCGTCGTTGTAGGAGCCGGTGACGTGGTGCAACCCGACGACGCAGGCCCCGGTGTTGCGGGCCATCGTGTGCAGGTAGTCCATCATCGACTCCAACCCTGAGAACGGGTCGTCGTCCTCACCGCCGCCCGAGCGGACGTTGGTGATGTTGTCGACCACTACCAGGTCCGGGTAGTCCCCGTACCCTTGGCAGTACGCCTTCATCGAGTCCTCGATCTGGTCAAGACTCGGAGAAGCGTTGTAGTTGAACCGGATTGGGATGTCCTCGAACTCCGCTGCGACCTCTGCGAGGTCGGAGTTGCGGACCGCCCTGGCCGACTTCTCCATGCTCCACGCCGTCTGGATCGAGACCATCCGGGAGAGCTGGGTGAATGCGTCGGAGTCCGCGCTGAAGTACAGCGTCGGAACCCGTGCCTTGAGGGCATACGTCAGCACGAACGCTGACTTGCCGGTACCGGGCCCCGCGCAGACCAGCGCGAGCTGGCCGCGCAGGAACCGGGTGCCTTTCATCTCCAGCGTCTCGAACACCGGGGGCAGGGGATCGCCCGCCGAGCCCTTGACGCGGAGACTCTGCATTGGTGTGTACATGGTCTCCTACAGGTTGGTGAAGCAGAGCCAGCCGCCCAGCAGGGCGAGCGCGATGATGATCCCGAACACGATCAGATCGGGGGTCAAAGCCCGAACTCTTCGTGGTACATCGGGATGAACTCGCTTGCGGGCCTTGGCAAGCCAGCCTCACAGTCCTTGTCGAACAGCCGGATCAGGTGCTCGATGTAGCCCTGGTGCGACGGTGGTGCCTCGGCGCAGAGCTGCGTCAGCTTGCGGCGCTGCTTCGCGACGTTCATCTCCATCTGGACGTTCCTCACACCCATTCCTTTCCATTCCAGCGACGGCCGTCCGGGTATCGGATGACGACCTCGCGCTCCGGGTCCCGCGCCTTATGGCTACGGGCGAACCGGGTGGCTGCGTCCACGTCCGGGAACGGGTAGCTGCCGGGACCGTTGATGTGGTCTCGGCGTCCCATGTCCACGAACCAGTACTCGTTGCCCGCCTCGATGTTGATCGAGCGGCGATAGCTCTGTGTCATGTCAAGTACTCAGCCAGCAGAAAACTCGCAGGCGAAGCTCACGTCGCAGAACCGGCAGTTGTCCTCGGACGGGTTCGGGTCGAACTTGCCGGCCCGTACCTTCTCGTCCAGTTCCTTGAACTTCTCGGTGATGGCTTCCTTCGTCCAGTCGGTCAGGACATACGGGTACGTCGCCTTGCCCGACTGACCCATCCAGTAGTCACCAAGCCTCGGCGGCTCGATACCGAACTGCTCGGCCAGGGCCACGGCATACACCGCGAGCTGGAAGTCGTCACCCGGCTGCTTGCCCGTCTTGTGGTCCCGGACCAGCAGGCCATCGTCGGTCTCGACCACGGCGTCGATGTAGCCGCGAACCAAGACTCCGTCGAGGTCGATGTCGAACCCGAGCTCGATGCCCGGTGTCCCGTCCGGGGCGATCCAGATGACCTCTTCGGTGTGCGAGGTTGCCCAGTCGATGTACTTGCCGACCTGCTCTAGGCCGATCTCGAATCGCCGTGCGATGTCAAGTCTTCCACCGTAACGACCGCTGGCGAACCAGTAGTCGAAGTTTGGCGTGATGGCGCACGAGGCGTTGATGTACTTCTGGTACGACTCCCGGAACACGGCCTGAGCGGCCTCCAGAGACATCGTCCGACCGCTCCGCTCCCAAGCCTCTATGGCCTCGTGAACGGCGCTCCCCTGGGCTGTCCAGGCAGCGGGGCGCTGCCACGCCTTGTCGATGCGTGAGAGCTTGTAGCTGTAGGGGCACTTCTCGTACTGCTTGAGCTGAGACACACTGCGGTGCTTCCGCTCTTCTGTCATGTCTTCTCCACGGTGACGTAGTAGCTGTCTTCGGCTTTGCCGAACATCATTGAGGTGTCGGTAACTTCGGCGGTGTACGCCAGGTGGAAGTCGTTCTCCGCGAGGATGTCCATGACCGGCTGGTAGGCCGGGTCACTGTCCTGGACTGCAACACTCCGGTAGACCGAGAGACCGACCAATCCGTTGGGGTCCTTGTGGGTCTGTGCGAAGAGGAATCCGGGTCGCTTGACGGACAAGCTCAGCGGAGAGGTACGGCCAACCCTCGAAGCGACACCTGGCGAGCCTCGTCTGGGCTCCGGACGGTCGCTATCGGGGGCGGGGACGTTCCACACGACGGCCGGGGGCTCGGGCGGCAGCGCGGCAGGCGGTGGAACGAGGGGCAGAACGAGCGGGAAGAACAGGGTCATGCTTCTACTTTCATGGCTCGACAGGCGGGAAACGCCAGATCATACGACCCTCCTCAGACAGATCGGTGTACTCGTTCACCCGGATCAGCAGATCGCCGTCTTCCGGCTTGCGCGGCCGGTAGGCCCAGCCGCCCTGCTTGCTCACGCCTTCTTCGGGCGGGATGTTCGGGTTGAACTCGAGGACGTGGTCCTTCAGCTTCTTGTAGAAGCCTCGGAGCCTTGACAGCTTGAGGTCGTCCATCCCCACGCCTCCCGTCGCCATGTACTCGCCGTGCTCGCGGAGCCTCCGGTAGGGAGACACACCCTGCTGCATCGGCACGGGTACCTGGAAGGGGAAGTGCTGGAGAACGATCTCTCGCGGTGTCAGTCGCCCGCCGTAGTACTGCTTGATCCACGACACGTACTGACGGGTGACGCCGTACATCCGTGCGATCTCTGACTGCGAGTAGCCCTTACCTTTCAGGTCCTCTATTACTGCAAGTGACAGTTCCTTGTCTGGCTTCGATACCATTTGCTGCCTGTTCTGTTGTTGGCCTGCCGGCCAGTGTTACATGTCAAGTCCCTCATGGTCAATTAACCCTCTCATTCCTTTTCGTGGCCTCGTCGTTTGCCGTCGCTGCTCACGCTGTTAGAACGTGACGTATGTCCCATTCCTGGGACACACTAGCCATTGTTGGATGTGCAAGCAAACCCCCCTGGCAGGGCGTTTACGCCTCCAACTCCGCGATGCGTTCGCGGAGGTCCTCCCTGTCGTCCTCTGTCAGATTTTCCTCCTCTGCGTTGTCCAGCCACTCACGGGCTTCGTCCAAGTCCATGTCCTCGACGTACATTGTCAAGCCTCTCTAGCGTGTGTCGCGGACCCGTGGCGGGTCCTGGGAGCCACCGGACGGTGACTTGTACTCCTGCTGGGTCTCGCTGATGTCGACCCAGCCCCAGCCACCGCCACCGTTGGCGCAGGCGTGCTTGTAGATCAAGCCTGGGCCCGTGCCGTGGTTGGCACAGATGGGCGATGCCTCGGCGTAGGGAGGGGTCGCGACGATGGCTACCCCGATCCCAAGCGCCACGAGGGCGGCGATCAGCTTCCTCACGACAGCACCTCGATCCGGTGCCAGTTGCGCTCACCGATCCAGGCCAGGAGCTCGTCCCATGCCTTCGGGGCGTGGCCCTGACGGGGCGACCGGGTGCCGTCCTGGGTGATGTACCAGCGGCCCAGCACGCGGATGGCGGCGAAGGTGTAGCTGAGGTTGTACTTGACGAACCGGATCACCGTTCCGTCGACGGACGGTTCCTCCGGGACGTGCGCTTCCCGGACGGCCCGAGCCAGTGCGAGCTCGGCCTCGAGCTCCTCGATCCGTGCGTTCAAGCCTTGCACGGTGTCGTCCACAAGGGTTACTGCCATTTTCTCTCCTTCTCTCTCAGCGGAATCTCGCTGTTTTTCGGGGTCTCTTGAGCCGGTTGGCTCGGCGGGTGACGCTGCCGAGCTCGGCGGGCAGAGGATCGGTGACCTCGATGCCCAAGGCTTTGCGGTACGCGATGTCCGAAGCGGTCAGCTTCATCAGCAGTACCAGTGCTTCCGGCAGTGCCGAGACTTCTTGTCCCGGTCCTCCTTCGGCTTGCTGTCGCTCGATGCCTTCGGCAGGCTCTCGTTGGCGTCAGCCTCGGTGCAGGGCGAGAACTCGCCACGCTCCAGGTGGAACCTCCGGTCAGCGGCCGGGGTGTTCGCTGTGCTCACGCCTCCCAGGTGAGCCCAACACTCCGCTGACACGTCGGCGGTCGCGGTCGCGGTAGGAGTGATACCGACCAACGCGGCGACCACCGCCGCGACGGCGAAGCCTCTCAGGCTCACCACCGAAGTTGAATTCGTCATCAATGCCTGCCTTCCAGTCCTCTCGGTGGATGTTGCTCATCTCTCTCTCCTCTGAGCGATGTAAAGTGTGTGACTAAGGCTGTAGCCGTCGCACGTCCATCCCCTGGGAAGCAAGCCTCCCAGCGGCTGTGTCCGCTGCTGCCTTCGAGAATCGGCCTGCCAGGGGGAACGATCTCGTATCGGTCCCGGTGCCCTGGTGGTTCCTATCTCGTTGTCGTACCTTCAGTTAAACACAGCGGTTGTGCGATGTCAAGCAAGCAAGTCGCGAATAGCAGATGCGGCCTGCTGGACTACCACCCCGTTGCCGATGATCTTCATCGCGGCGGTGCGGCTGATCTTGCCTTCCGGAGCTCGACGCCCGGACGGTTCGATGAGGTCAGTGACCCACCCCTCTTCCCAGCCCATCATCCATTCGCTGAAGGCTGCGTTCAGTCGCGGGTTGCCGTTCTTGTTCGGCTCGGTGGGCACCGGTACCTCACGCCCGACGATCCCTTCCCATCGCCGGATCGCCGGCTCGAACTTGCCCCACTCGGACGTGCCGTACAGGTGGGTGGCCGTGGTGCGGAGGTCCATGCCTCCGTCGCCGTGGTGTCCCCCTCCCTGTGAGTCCGTCGTGAGCGGTGTCGGGAGCAGAGCCACTGCTCCTGGCAGGTCCATGCCTCCCTCGCGCTTGTTCGGGTTGGGGCCCTTGCCATCACGAGCCGCAGGCGTCGGGAACAGCTTCCACATGGCGTCGGTCAGCGTGTCGCCAGAGTGTGCAGGCGATGCCTTCGGGACGCGGTTGGCAGTCGAGTTGCGGGTGCCCTTCGCGTCAGTCGCCACTGGGGTGGGCAACAATGAAGACTCGTTCTCGCTTGTGCGGTGCTCCGATGGCTCCAGCGGCAAGAGTCTTCCACTTCGCGTCATACCCGAGGTCGGAAAGGTCCCGGAGAACTCTTCCCATCGCTCGCATTTGAAGGCCGGATGCGTCTGTTGCCTTGGCACTGAGTAGTCCTCTCACGTTTTCGATGACCACGAGCCGTGGTCGAAGGATGTCGATGGCTTCTGCGAAGTGCGACCAGAGACCAGACCTTGTGCCCTGGCCGATGCCTGCCTTGAGTCCAGCAGGGCTCACGTCTTGGCAGGGGAAGCCTCCGCACAGGATGTCGACGGGCGGTACCTCGTGCCAGTTGACCGTGGTCACGTCTCGGTAGTTCGGGACCCCGAACCTCTTCTCCAGCAGGGTCGCTGCTGCCTTCTCACGCTCGACTTGCCAGATGGTCTGACCGCCGAAGACTTCCTCGACGGCGAGGTCCAGACCGCCAGCTCCGCTGAACAGCGAGCCGATCCTCGGTCCGTGGGTCATCGCTTCCTCCAGACGATGGGGCTGCTGCCCTGACGGCAGCGGCAGCGCCAACCCTCGAGCCTCTTGGGCTGGCGGTAGCGGGCGAATTCCTTGCCGTGGCTGCACGTTCCGACCCACGGCGCGGTCGGGTCGATGTCTTCCATCTCGAAGCACCGCTGTCCGTTGCCGCCGAGCTCGCGATGCTTCGCAGCCCACACGGCGTCGTGACCATGACTCCCGCCGACGAGCGCGTGAGCGATCTCGTGGGTGATGGTCTGCATGGTGTCTTCGGCCGAGCGAAGCCTCAGCAGATGCAGGGACAGGCTGATGGTGCGAGTGCGGTAGTTACACTGGCCCGCACGGCGTTTGGCGTTGTCGAACTTCAGGTGCCAGTCCTGCAGGCCGTGCTCGTCCATCAGGCACCGAGCCTGGAACCGTGCCTGCGGCGGGGTCATCGTGGTCGGGCGGTCCAACATCGCGGTCATTGCTCTTCTCGCTTCCATGCCTTGCGGTGGCCCTTGCCGGGGCGCTTTATCTCTCGCTTGCGATTGCGGTGCGGCTGTGCCGCGTTCGACTGCCTGAGCCCGAGCCGTGCCTCTAGCTGCTCGGGTGTGGCTCGGGTGCTCATGGCTTGCTCCTTGTGCGATGTCAAGCGGCGTACACGCGCTTGTGTGTCATGACGGCCAGGTCCGAACCGAAGAACCTGTCGCCGTCGTCTACGAAGGTGAAGTGCGGACCCTTGCGGGGGTTGTAGGTGACAAGCCTCGCGTTCACGTCGAGGTCGACCGCCTCGCCCTGGATCAACTCTCCGACCAGGCCCGCGTGGACGTTCTTCTTGCCTTCGCGCAGCACGCGCTGTCGACCAGCCTCGCTCACCTTCGGGGTCACGTCTCGGAGGATCACGTAGTGGCTGCGGGCGATGACTCGACCCTTGTCGGGTCCTTCGAGCGCCTTGACCGACCACATCTTGCGATGCAGGTTGAAGTAGACGAAGACCTTCACAGCGATGCCCGTACCTTCCTGAGCTTGGCGTGGACGATGTCAAGTGCCTGTCCGATCTGGGCGAGCGTGTCGTCGGAGCCTCCGAAGTAACGCTGCAGGTCAGACAGCATCGGGGGCAGAAGGAGCTCGAGCCTCTGAGCCTCACCCAGCGCGGTGTCGAGGTCGTCCTTGGCTTCGTTGACTGCGGTCGTGATGGTCACAGCGCGTCGATCCCTTCTTCGAGAATCTCGGACACGACCTCGAACGGCCGCATCTCGTCGTCGTGCATGTCCCGCCACGGGCGGTCAGCGATGTCTCGGTGGGTCAGGCCGATGTGCTTGAGCAGCAGTCGGTCGACCAAGGTCAGCCAGTGCTTGAATGCTTTGTCGTCGCCCATGTCTCGCTCCGATCAGAGGTTGTCGATGTGGATGCAGCCCACGCGGTCAGGACCGAACTCCGGGGCGTAGCCCAAGACTTCGTCCTCCTGACAAGGGAAGGACCGCTGGTCAAACGGATCGGCCTGAGGGCCGGCGGTCGCGATACCTATCGCGATGAGCACTGCGATCACTTGGTCGATCCCTTCGGTTGCGGTGGGCGTGGCTTCCACGCGGTGTGGCTGTGCCGCCGTGCCTTACGCATGGCGACCATCACTTCGACGTTCACGAGAGCTGTCCCGCCAGGACAGCGATCACCTGTGCGATCTGCTCGGGCTTGAGCATCACGCTGCTGATGTCTCCCGAGTCCGGGTTGAAGGTCTGGATGATGGCTGGCTTGTCGACCGTGCCTCGGTAGACCGCGAGCCTGTCCCGCTGTGCGTCCTCGATGTCCAGTAGCTTGGCGCTGCTCATGTCAACCCTCTCGTTGTTGTGCGATGTCAAGCCGTGGCCCGAATGAAGCCAGCGGTGTTGTCTTTCTTCCACTCGTGGCCCTTGGCCCGCAGGCCGACGACCACGCCTCGTGGGTCGTTCCGACGCTCGTCGGACTCGTCGCCGTCGATGACTCGGTACCCGTTCCATTCCTCGGGCAGAGCCTCACCACGCCTCGTGGTGAAGGGCATCGCGACGTTGCCTCCGTTGGCGAGGATGCCTTGCAGGTACTCGTCGCTCGTGTGCGACGGTTCCTTGGCCGAGTACGTCAGGCTGTAGTCCGAAGACTCAGCACGATCCCTCGGAGACCACGCGGTGTAGTCGTACATCAGCACGCCTGCCTCCGACAGCTTGGACACCATGTCTGGTGACACACGCTCCCAGCGGATGTCGCTGGTCGTGTTCAGCCGCAGGTTGATCCGGCCATGCCTACGAAGGGCCGACCGTATCTCGGCACCGATCAGCAAGCCTGCCAAGACTGGATGCGACAGCAGGAACGCGGTCCTCACAGCTTGAGCACGCTGCTGGGCAGGCATACCTGACTGTCCCGACCGAGACAGGCACGCTGCAGCGCATCCCTTGGATGCCATAGGGCACAGGTTGAAAGCTCCGGACAGGCCGAAGGCTTCCCGCACGTCCCGAAGGCTCTCGGCATTCATGCCTCGCTCGGGTGTGAGCATGAGACCGAAGCTGGGCAGGCTGTTCTTCGACAGCTTCTGCTGCGATGCTCCGCTGGTCAGCAGTGCGGCCGATGCCTTGCGGTAGCCAACGCTCTCGCGAAGCTCAGCCCACACCTGGCGGGCCCAGCGCACGTCCGTCGATCCCTCGAGGCCGGCGATCACAGCTGCCCCGAAGTCTGCCTTGCTGAGGATGGTTTCTACTCGGGTCATGCCTACTCTCCTCGGTAGTCGCCGAAGGGGAACTCAAGCCTGTTGCGTTCGCTCTCCCAAGCGCGGACATCAGCCCGTGCCTCGGGATGGACACTCCAGTCGTGACCGAAGCCTCCGCAGTAGTCGCATTGCATGTCTCACGCCTCTCTGTGCGATGTCAAGTCTCAGGACAGAGGAATGACGCGGTAGGACCGCTCACCCGTCTCGATGTCTTCGACCAGCACTCGCAGCACGTTGCCTTGTGCGTTCTGGCTGATCACTCGGTGCTTGCCGTACACGTCCATGTCTACTCCGTCCGCTGTGCGATGTCAAGTCTGCGGGTAAAAAAGGGGGCAAGGGTAGCGGCCAGGACGATTGCCTTCTTGAATCGTGCCTACTCCGATGAGCAGGTCAGTCGTCGTTTCCAACCTTGCCTAGTGGACAGCCGGCATCGAAGCTGGATCACCCGTGATGTCGGTGATGCGAACCTGCCTGTCCGTGCCTCTTCGAGCGATTTCGCTCCGGGTTGAGGCCCAACCCTGTGATTGTGTGACGTGTTCCCAGACAGTGCTTCTGGCAGGCCACGTCGTGCCTATTAGCCTTATGTCGTCCGCAACACTCCCGATCAAGTCTCACGTCCGATGCGTGGCGGTCCGGTTTACTGCTACCGGCATAGACCACGGTTACGGACCATGACTGGTCACACGCGGATTCAACACGTTGTGACATGGTGTGGCTCAACAACCATGCCTTGCGCCCGCCTTGCTTGGCTATCGCTTCGAGAAGGGTACGTCCCTGCCGTAAGTCATTTCTGACGGCGAGCTATTTCCCCCCGCCAGCCGAGACGGGGGGATGAAGCCCCTCTGACGGGCGACGCTGACCGAAGCTATCGGCTGACTCCTACCCGGACAAGTCGACGGGGGAGAACTTGGTGTTGCTGGTAAAACCAACGCTAGCGGATCGCTTGTGCGATGTCAAGTGACTCGATCTTGCTAACCGCTTGTGCTGTTGTGTCTTCGACTCTAGCAGGTGGACTGTGCGATGTCAAGTACCGGATTGACCCGGTCGGTTCGTAGTGTTCTCGGTGCGCTGTGCTGTCTCAAACCCGCTGGCATGTGGGTTCCCGAACCGTACTCGCGATGTCCGCTGTGCTGTTGTCGTCTCCGACTCTACACGTCGCGGTGAGCGATGTCAAGTGACCTGCTCTGCGATCCCCTGTGCTGTTGTGCTTTCCAAGCTACACCACGGTGCTGTGCGATGTCAACAACGAATCTGTTTGCCCTGGTCAGACGGCGTGTCGTCCGGCGTGTCGCCCCCTGCTCTGGGTACCCCCCGGGGGTACCCCCCTCTGGCACCACGGGGGTCGGGTCCCGGTCCCCCCTTCGGGGGGACCGGGCCCGGTGGGCCCTGCCCTGCCCTGCCCGGTCCAGGACCCCCCTTCGGGGGGTCCTGGCCGGCCCCCCTCGGGGTACCCCTTCGGGGTACCCCAGGGGGGTATACCCCTCCCCCCGGACCCCGACCGGCCGGTTA